GTTACAAACATCGATTGTAGGGATTCGTGAAGGAAAAAACATCAGTTATGAGGAGTTGCAATATTCACTTCTTCCTATTCCGGCTGAAGAAGAACAAACCCGTATCGCCAACTTCCTCGACAAGAAAACCGCTCTAATCGACGAAGCGATTTCGATCAAAGAGCAGCAAATTAGCCTGCTGAAAGAGCGTAAGCAGATCATCATCCAACAGGCGGTGACCCAAGGGCTTGATCCCAATGTGCCAATGAAAGACTCCGGTGTGGATTGGATTGGAGATATTCCAGAGCATTGGGAAGTTGTGCCTCTAAAAAGGTTGGCGGTCTTGAGCCCTTCTGTGAAAGTTTCAAATAGAAAGTCCAAAGAATTAGTTACTTTCTTAGCGATGGAAAAGGTTTCAACAGATGGATTTATTGATCAAGATACATTAATGCCTATATGTGATGTGAGCCAAGGTTTTACGGTTTTTAACCGGGGGGATGTGATTGTTGCAAAAATTACACCTTGCTTTGAAAATGGGAAATCTGCTTGGCTTAACAATCTTCAAACTGAGTTTGGATACGGCTCAACCGAGTTTCACGTTTTAAGATGTGGTCAGAGAATTATAGGAAGTTTTCTCTACTTAATCGTTAGTTCGCCCCTTTTTCTTAATGCCGGTGAGGCTATGATGACTGGTTCAGCTGGTCAGAAGCGCGTGCCTAGTTCATTTATCCAAAACTTTCCTACCGCAATTCCCGGAGTTGCAGAGCAAGAAAAAATAGTATCAAAGGTAAAAGAGCTGTTTTCACAGATTGATGTTGTTGTGGCTTCTACGGTAAATCAAATCGAAAAGCTCAAAGAATACAAAACCACCCTGATCAACAGCGCCGTGACAGGAAAAATAAAAATCACCCCGGAAATGGTTGAGCAATAGGACGCGAATATGTTCACGGTAAATCATCAGGCCAATAGGATTAGTCCGGTTAAGACTAAGAGATTCAGTGAGTTGGGCTTTACTGAGCGCAAAAATCTTCAGGAATGGTTGGCACACGAGCCTTCCGCACTGGGTGAAGAGCTGCTGATTATTCAAAAAGAGTTCGATGGCTTTGATGACACCCGTGAACGCTTAGATTTACTGGCACTGGATAAAGATGGCAACTTGGTCATTATTGAAAACAAGCTGGACGACAGTGGCCGCGATGTGGTGTGGCAGGCGCTTAAATATGCCTCTTACTGTGCCAGTTTAACCAAAGCGCAAATCGTTGAAATTTACCAGCAGTACTTAGACCGCTATGAGCATGTAACAGGAGAGGTTGACTTGTTTAATACCCCTGCAAGTGCCTCTGCTAGAATATGTGAGTTTTTGGATGCGCCCGATCTCGATGAGTTAAAGCTCAACCTGGGTAACAGCCAGCGCATTATGTTAGTTGCGGCAAACTTTCGCAAAGAAGTGACCTGCACCGCGCTGTGGTTATTGGGTCAAGGCATTAGCATTGCCTGCTTCAAAATCACGCCTTATTCACTGGGTGAACAGCTACTGATTAATATTGACCAGATCATTCCAACGCCAGAAGCGAAAGAGTTGATGATCGGCATTAATGCCAAGGAAGCGGAAGAAAAAACCACCGAAGTGGTACTAAAAAACCGCCATACCGTGCGTCGCAAGTACTGGGAGCGTGCCTTAGAGGCGTTTCAGAAAAGCGCTTGCCAACTCTATAACAACATTAGCCCAAGCAAAGATCATTGGTTATCAGCAGGCTCAGGGCTAAGTGGATGTCCGTATAACCTGATATTTCTGCAAAAAGAGCTTCGAGTAGAGCTTTGGATCAGCCGTGGGGTTACCGAAGAGAATAAATACCTTTTTGATTTGTTGAGTCAGTCCAAACAAGACATTGAGCATACTTTTGGTGCAGAACTTGAGTGGATGAGGCTGGATGAGAAGAAATCTTGCCGTATCCAGTTTTCGACCAAAGCTGACGGGTTTAACAAAGAGACTTGGCCCCAAGCGGTTGCGTGGCACTTAGAGCAGATGACAAAGTTAGAAAAAGCCTTGAAAGGACCGCTGCAAAAAGCGGCTGAAGCAATGAAACAGAAGAATTTTGATTAAGGGAATTTACAATTATGGTCAGTCAAACCAATGAACAAGCATTAGAGTCGGCCATTGAGAAATGTCTGGCTGGGATCAGTACTGAAGAGCTTAAAGAGGGACTGAGTCAGCAGTCACTGGGTGCTGGATACTTCATTGGTGCTGCTAGTGACTTTAATATGCAATATGCCATTGATGAACGTTTTTTCTGGCAATTTCTGCAAAAGACACAAGAAGTAGAGTTGGCCAAACTGCAAAAGAACAACCCCTCAGATTGGCAACGTAAGTTACTCGAACGATTTGACCGACTGATTAAGAAGCATGGCATTCTTCATTTACTTAAGAAAGGGCTAAGCGTAGACGATGCTCATTTCAATTTGCTCTATCCAGCCCCTTTGGCAAGTAGTAGTGAGAAGGTAAAGCAAAACTTTGCAGATAACGTGTTTAGTTGTACTCGCCAAGTGCGCTATTCCATGGTAAATCCCCTACAAGAAATCGACATGGTATTGTTTATCAACGGAATACCCTTGATAACGCTGGAGTTGAAGAACGCATGGACCGGGCAAACAGCACGTTATCACGGCCAAAAGCAGTATCGAGATGATCGGGATGCAACTCAGCCATTGCTGACCTTTGGCCGCTGCCTAGTGCATATGGCGGTCGATACCGACGAAGTGTATATGACCACCAAGTTATCAGGTAGCAGTACATTCTTCTTGCCGTTCAATAAAGGTCACAATCTTGGACAAGGCAACCCGCCGAATCCATCTGGCCATAAAACGGCATACCTATGGCAAGAAGTATTCACTAAAGACAGCTTGGCGAATATTATTCAGCATTTTGTGCGTCTGGATGGGTCAAGCAAAGATCCATTACCAAAGCGAACCCTGTTCTTTCCTCGATACCATCAATTGGATGTGGTGAGAAAATTAGTAGACCATGCCGCCCAGCACGGTGTCGGTCAGACTTACTTAATTCAACACTCAGCCGGTTCAGGTAAGTCTAACTCGATTACCTGGGCAGCTTATCAGCTAATTGAAACCTATCCTGCTTCGTCTGATGTGGCAGGCGGAAAAAGCTTGGAGCAGCCGTTGTTTGACTCTGTGATTGTGGTCACCGATAGACGCCTATTGGACAAGCAGCTGCGGGATAACATTAAAGAGTTTTCTGAAGTAAAGAACATTATTGCCCCAGCGAATAAGTCTTCTGAGCTTAAGCAGGCGCTGGAGAATGGCAAAAAGATTATTATAACGACGATTCAGAAATTCCCGTTCATTATTGATGGTATCGCCGATCTTAGTGACAAGCGCTTTGCAGTGATCATCGATGAAGCACACAGCTCACAGTCTGGTTCGGCGCATGACAATATGAACCGAGCGATGGGCAAGTCTGAAGTCGAAGAGGCAGAAGATGCTCAGGATAAAATCCTTCAGGCGATGAGATCGCGTAAGATGCGCGGGAATGCGTCGTACCTGGCATTTACAGCGACACCAAAAAACAGCACTTTGGAGAAATTTGGTCAACGCCAAGAAGATGGCTCTTACAAGCCGTTTCACTTGTATTCGATGAAACAAGCCATTGAAGAAGGCTTCATCTTGGATGTGCTGGCAAATTATACGACGTACAAAAGTTATTATGAGATTGAGAAATCAATTGCTGATAACCCTGAGTTTGATACCAAAAAGGCGCAGAAAAAACTCAGAGCTTATGTAGAACGAAGCCAGCAAACAATTGATATCAAGGCAGAGATTATGCTGGAGCATTTTGTTCCGCATGTCGTGAATACGAAAAAGCTCAAAGGTAAAGGTAAAGGAATGGTGGTCACTCAAAATATTGAGGCGGCCATTCGATACTACAAAGCGATAAGGCGAATACTTGAGGAGCAAGGAAACCCGTTTAAAGTTGCCATTGCTTTCTCAGGAACCAAAGAAGTTGATGGTATTGAATATACCGAAGCAGATATTAATGGTTTTGCCGAGTCAGATACCAAAGATATGTTTGATACCGATGAGTATCGACTTTTAGTGGTTGCTAACAAGTATCTGACTGGGTTTGACCAGCCTAAGCTTTGCGCCATGTATGTAGATAAGAAGCTCGCCAGTGTCTTGTGTGTTCAGGCGCTATCTAGGCTCAATCGCAGTGCACCTAAGCTAGGGAAGAAAACAGAAGACTTGTTTATCCTGGATTTTTTCAACTCGGTTGAAGATATTCAATCAGCATTCGATCCTTTCTATACAGCAACGTCATTGTCCCAAGCTACAGATATAAACGTACTGCACGAGTTGAAAGATGAAATGGACGATGTCGGTGTGTACGAGTGGTATGAAGTTGAAGACTTTGTGACGCGTTATTTCAAGAATGAAGACGCCCAAACACTCAGTCCAATCATTGATATTGCCGCAGCGCGGTTTGACCATGAACTAGATCTTGAAGCTGAAGCTAAAGTGGACTTTAAGATTAAAGCCAAACAGTTCGTTAAAATCTATGGGCAGATGGCTTCTATCATGCCTTATGAAATGGTCAGCTGGGAAAAACTGTTTTGGTTCCTGAAGTTTTTAATACCGAAATTGAAAGTGGAAGATCCCGATGCTGATGCTATTGATGAGCTTCTCGATTCTGTCGATCTGAGTTCATACGGTTTGCAACGTGTGAAGCTTAACCACAGCATTAAACTTAGTGACCAAGAAGCGGAGCTTGATCCTCAAAATCCGAACCCACGTGGGGTGCATGGCGGTGAAAAAGAAACTGACCCGCTGGATGAAATCATTCGCACATTTAATGAGCGATGGTTCCAGGGCTGGAGTGCCACACCTGAAGAGCAAAAGGTTAAGTTCGTGAACATCGCTGAAAGTATCCGCAATCACCCTGACTTCGAATCGAAATACAAAAACAACCCAGATCCCCATAATCGAAATTTGGCCTTCGAAAAAATGCTCAAGGAAATCATGCTGCAACGCCGTAAAGATGAACTTGAGCTCTACAAGTTGTTCGCAGGAGATTCAGCATTTAAAGCCTCGTGGACGCAAAGTATGCAACGAATGGTGGGTAGGTAGAAAGGAGTGATGGTTTGCTGAAGGCAGTCTCAGAGTTATTAGGTGGGTCACCAGGCCTGAAAGGACGTCAAATTGCCAAGGAGCTGGGGCTGGTCAGCTGTCAGCAGCCGACTCACCGGTATAAACGTGGTGGTCATGAACATGTTGCTATCCCTAACTACCTTGAACGGCAGTTCGCCGTGACCGAGCCAAATCAGGTGTGGTGCGTTGATGTGACCTATATCTGGACGGGTAAGCGCTGGGCGTACCTCGCCGTTGTTCTCGACCTGTTCGCAAGAAAACCAGTGGGCTGGGCCATGTCGTTCTCGCCGGACAGCAAGCTCACCATGAAATCGCTGGAAATGGCATGGGAAACCCGTGGTAAGCCCGGCGGGGTGATGTTCCACAGCGATCAGGGCAGTCATTATACGAGCAGGCAGTTCCGGCAGTTATTGTGGCGATACCAGATCAGGCAGAGTATGAGCCGGCGCGGAAACTGCTGGGATAACAGCCCAATGGAACGCTTCTTCAGGAGTCTGAAGAACGAATGGATGCCGGTGGTGGGTTACGTAAGCTTCAGCGAGGCAGCTCACGCCATAACGGACTATATCGTTGGATATTACAGCGCACTAAGACCGCACGAATATAACGGTGGATTACCCCCAAATGAATCGGAAAATCGATACTGGAAAAACTCTAACTCGGTGGCCAGTTTTTGTTGACCACTTCATCTACACTCGCGGCATTGGAAGCAAAGATATGGTCGTCTGGCACCTGATGCACATTGATAAGGCTATCAACCACACGCTGGAGAAGTTCTTTCCACCAGCCTGAACACAATGATTGTGCGCCTTATAGCGCCCATTAAGATAGATAAGTACTTACCAACAAGGAGAAAACACATGAAGACTTTGGTTCGCATTTCATCTAGTACCGACTATGACGTTTACCCGTTGTTCATGATCAAGTGCGACGGGCTGAACGATGAAGAAATTCAAGCGGCAATTGAACGCAATCTAGTTGAATACACAGGAATGGATGCGGATTCTATTTATATCGATGATGACGGTGTTTGTTGGCACAACGGTAGCTGCTGGTACGTCGACGACACAATGCTGGTAAGCGATGAAGACGCGGCCCATCTTGAGCGCATTTTGGGTATCAGCACTTTTGAGTGATATTTACAGCAAAAATATATAAGTTAGCATTTACCTATCATGAAAATTTTATTAGATATCACGTTACTTATTATCTCGATAGCCTTTGTGCTCGACTGCATCTTCACAGGGGCAATCCGTAAAGCGCTGGCGCCTGTTAATGATGTGATGATCAATGCGCTGGCCGTAGTACTGGTCTTCGACTCAGCATTAGGCGTTTTCAAAGGAGTCGTGGCATGAAGAAAACAGCCCTGGTACTGGCGCTGCTCACTCTCCCCGTCTTTGCGGACACACATGTCTATGAGTGCGAAATGTTTGTGGTCGAAGCGAAAAACGGCCTGATCCGCAACGTCGTTAAAGCTAATTACGGCGCGATGGTTGTGGACCGTGGCGAACAGTTTTATGTGGTACGCGATGATCGCGTCCTGTCTTCCCCGTTTCTCACTAAACGTAACGGCGAACTATCTGGCGTAGGTAAAGATAGGTTCGTTTACAACAAATCGGGTGATGTATACGGCGTTCACGCGAAGAACGACAGCTACCTTTTCGATGACTGCAAGGAGATTAGTTGATGGCGGTTACACTGACAGGTCTGGAAATCGAAAAAACAAGCGGCTACTGGCGTGCCAAAGGGTTCAAGCAGTCCGGCGTACTGGAACGACTGGAACGTGAAGATGGGTATATTGTCCACCAGCGACGTGAATGGCACATGTACGATCCGGAAACAGGTAAGCTCGCAACGAAGGCCGGGACACTCTGGGGTCTGCTGAAGAAAATCCACTGATAACACTATCCACTGCGGTGAGTAGCCAGTTCACCGCGTGTGAATCCGGCTCATAACCACTGTAGCGAGTAGAACACCCTTCAGGTATGCCCCCCAACCACTGTAGTGAGCAAACCCTCTGCCACGATATCAACTATCCACTGTAGTGAGTAAATTGGTGATTATCGGGGTCGCTATACACTGTAGTGAGTAAACAGGCGTTCACTGACTACAAACAACCACTATAGAGAGTGATGGAATGCCCCCTCCAGCGGATATCCACTATGGAGAGTAAATCTTCGCTGTTTTAAACGGATATCCACTCACTACAGTGGATAGAGGTCAAGTCAGCCAATTCTGCTCTTCACAGTGGATAGTCAACAATGAGGAGAGCGACGATAACCGCTGTAGAGAGTAGACTTAACAGAGATACCCAGTGACCGCTAACCTCTCAGCCCTTGTTTTATCTATGTTTGCAACCACTAACATTTACTTCGCGATTTGTGCGCACTGCCTACAGTGGTTATTCTTCGGTTTCTTTTACTCACTACAGTGGATATTGCATTTCCGATAAACAAAAAGGCTCACTACAGTGGATAGTGAGCCTTTTTACTCTCTACAGTGGTTGGGCTATTTGCGAGCCTTTGCCTTGCGCAGCTCTTCGAGAATCGCCAGTTCTTCCTTGCTCAACATGACCATTTCCCCGTCTTTTTCTTCAGGGGCAACATCGATAATGTCCTCCGGATCATCACCTGGCAAGATATCTTCTGGCTCTTCAGGCGTGGCCATAGATGGCGGCAGTGCCGAACGTAACTTCGGCCGTCTATAGTGGATGACGAAGTAGACCGAGCTGCCGCGTTTCACTTCAGTGTAATCGAGATAGCCGATCTCTCGCAGCTGCTCCATCGCCTTCCTGACTGTCGCATTCTGGGTAATGGTGCGGCTGGTTAAGTTAAGTCTGGCGCGTAAGCGAGCCAATGAGATTGGCGCCGGGTCTGGTGGCAAACTTTCAATGAAGGTGTAGAGCGCCTGCGCGGATTCTTTTCTGGAGAGTTCGTTGATGGCCCGAAGTTGCAAAAGCACCTTTTTGTCGAACTGGTAAAGTTCGAAAATCTTAGGATCGGCCTTCAGTTCGACCGTGTCATTCTTGGTACTGTACTTTGCCGTCTGCACAAGGTGCGTAACGTAATACTCTTCAGAGCCTTTGCTGCGGAATGAGATGGTGTTTGTGGCGATACGACTTAGAGAGCTGTCCAGGCGCTTACGTAACTTCGCGGACGATCTGGCTGTTGGTATGCCACAAAGTCTGACGAACTCGACGAACGGCAACGTGACGGTGTCACCAACAACCTTGTGCTTGGCGAACGCGTGGATGATGCCCACCCATGTTTTGAAATCGTTATCCATATCAAGACGAAGACCAGCAATCCTTATATCCTCGTACCCTTCGGCTTTGGCCAGAGACAGCTGTTTGAGTTCAGCGGAGGCGTCCATAGAGACCATTTGCCCCTTTCTACCCCTGGATGTCGATTTCAGCGTCGGAACGAAGAGACCAAGACGCATCAGAGCAACAGGCTGAACTGTGTTGTTGGTGTTAGGAACTAACGTAACAACTTCGCCGGTCTTTTTGTCTGTTTCGGAAAATGCTTCGCTTATCGCAATGTTTTTATTGTCGTTTACGCTCATTCCAAATGTCTCTTTTTATTCGACGGCTTGGGTGCCTTTACTGATTACAGTGGATAGTAGCACCCATCACAGTGGTTATCCTACCGCCTACAGCGGTTTTTCTACTCTCTATAGTGGTTGTTCTTCTCACTATAGTGGATATCGATAACCTCTAAAGCCATGTGGCACAACGGTTTGCAGGGGCCGGGGATCTCTTTGGGTCTTTGTGGTTCTCTTTGGTTCTAACAGGGATCTGAATTACTGGATCGGGCCTGTGTATAAAAATCAGATAATTACAAAATCAGGCATCACTCCCCTTCTGGGGATAATGTGTGATCGAAATAAACACGCCGCAACGCAAAATTTACAATATTTCCAAGAATATCAGCCATCTGCCGCAGAAAAACAGGCTCGGAGTTATCCAGTTAAAACATTGTCTCCTACTCACTACAGTGGATACCGACTACTCTCCAGAGAGGTTGTTTTGCTCTTCATAGCGGTTATTATGCTCTCTACAGTGGTTATTTTGCTCCCTATAGTGGATAGTAACCCCTTCTCAAGCCAGTAACCGCAAGCGCTGGAGACGATCGGGGATCTCTTTTGATCTTCTGTAGGATCTCTCTGGGGATCTAAATATTGGATCGGGCCTGTGAATAAAGTGAATAAGTAAACAGGCATTTGCAAACTCCGGTGCGCCTTATCCGTTATCGTTGCCCCGGACAAAATTATTTGAACAAGAATTATGGATCTTAAACGCACGCGCTGGGTTCGCCGTCTTGAAGATGGCTCCTACACCATTGAATCAAACACTAGTCTGAACAAACAGAAGTTGCTCTGCGACCTTTGCGGCATTGCTTCGAAATGCCCGATTAACGAAACCCGGCTTAAACTCCACGACGCCGGTGCGCATTTCCACCTAAACAGCTGCATACGTTACGTGCCACTACTAGCATTTCGTAAACCGATCATCGGATTGGATGCTCCCTACTTCAACACACTGCGCTCTGGTGTCACTTGGCGAGATCGTGTCGAACCTGGCAAACTCGTTTGTCTGGTTGAAGCTGATACCGGAAATGTCATCCGGTTCGGGAGAGTTGATAAGGTCTACTCAGGCCCAGTGGATGAAATGCTGCGGAAACACAGCCGATTTAACCATCTCTGCATGGGCGGAGAGAAGATTGAGAAGGTTGGCGAAGTAATTCGCAAATCTTACGGACACTTTCTGAATGATAACAGCCTTCTGACAGCCATTTACATTCGCCATGTCGATCGGGAGTTCGACACGGAGTATCACAGTGCTGAAGAGTTGAATCTTGTAGACCCTCGTCCAAAAGCTGGGGTAATAGACATCAGCAGAGCGCGTCAGAAGCCCTCAGAGACGTTTTAAAGGCAAACTCATGCTTTTTACCGGGCATAAAATATGGTGTCTTAGAAAGACACTGAGAGCTTTAGGGATTAATGCATGAGTGAATTTTATTCAAGAGCAGAAACTGTGGCCGACGGATGCGTTTGAAGACGACGCACGCAAACGCCGTAGATGTCATCTCACAACTTCACCGTCCGTTCTCCTTTTTCATTTCTTGTCATCAGTAAATGACTGCTCTCATAAAATTGCTTGTGACGTTTAGAAATCGTTGCTGCCCTATCTGATAGGTATTTACTTACTTATTTTTTTGTCATTATCATGTGCCTTTATATTCTTTTGTGTGCCGTGTTGTCTGGGTTGTACGCCTCTTATGCACGCTTAGAATTTGTATCAAAATAACCACAAAGGAAAAGACACATGACATTGCCATACGGGGTAATATCAGATCCCCATTATCATCGTTGGGATGCTTTTGCGACAACAAACGCTGACGGGCTTAACTCTCGGCTGGAGATCCAACTGGACGCTACGAAGGAGGCGGCCAAAGCGATGAAAGCTGCTGGCTGTAAGCACATGCTGGTAGCTGGTGATACCTTCCATGTTCGCGGTGCTATATCACCTTCCGTTCTGCATTTCGTGACCGAAACTTACGAGTGGATCATCAAAGAGTTGGGTCTCAAGGTGGTAATGCTGGCTGGCAACCACGACCTCGAAACCAACGATTCCGTATACAGCGCCAATGCAGCAGCCTCTCTGCGCTCAATCGGTGTGGAAATCGTCTGCGGCAAACGTCCTCATTCCATCAAAATGGGCGACGTAACCGTCCATCTGATTAGCTGGCGTAATAACCACGCAGAACTTATCAGCGATCTCAAAACGCTGCGTTCCGGGCTGGATGGTGACAACCATGATGTTGTTGTACATACCTCAATCAACAAAGCGATCCCCACCATGCCCGATGTCGGCATCGACGCACAGGAACTGAAAGATATCGGCTTCCGTTTATTGTTGTCCGGGCACTACCACAACCACAAAGAAGTGCTGCCTGGAGTGGTAAGTATCGGGGCGCTGACACACCAGAATTGGGGGGATGTTGGTTCACTGGCCGGCTTCATGATCGTCAAACCGGACGGCTCATTCACTCACCACGAAACCTCGGCACCTAAATTCGTGAACCTTGAGGACGATGTAGATGACGATCAGATTCGCGGCAACTACGTGCGCTTCCGTGCCGTTGTTGAGAGCGATGAAGAAGGCATCAAACTTCAGAACGTCCTGAAAACAATGGGCGCGAAGGGTGTCGTCTGCAACTTCATTCGCAAGGCATCGATGATGGAAGGCGCTGCCAGTACTGCGGAAACCAGCAAAATTGACAGCCTGGGAGAGTCCGTTGCGGCGTACTGCAAGATCGTTCACGACACTGACGGTGGCTTCGACCTGAGCAAACTGGACATACTGTGTCAGGAGATCTTGACCGAAGCAGAGAGTGCGGAGGCTGTGTGAGGCAACGTTATTATGGGAGCTTTCGAGATTTTGCCATCGTGATGAAAAAACTTCAAAAAGGCCAGACGGTTATGTTTCACAAGCCATACCCTTCAGGAGGAAATCCCGTAGCGTTTTATCTTGGAAGGCTAACCAGAAAAGGCTTATTGAATCGCAGATCCTTCCCCGCGCATACGGAGTTCAGATTGAAAGATGGTCAAAAGTTAACACACGATATCAGAGGTGTTATATGAAGTTTTTAAAGCTCCAGGTTGAAAATTTTATGGCAATCGCCAGCGCAGAAGTCGAGTTAGACCAGCGTGGACTGGTGCTGATCCAGGGTGTGAACAGTGGCGATACGTCTGCTGCCAGCAATGGCGCCGGGAAATCCACTCTGATGAATAGCTTAATGTGGTGTCTGTATGGTGAGACTGCACATGGCGTCAAAGGCGATGACGTGCTGTCGACGGGCCATGAGAAGAACTGCCGTGTGATGGTTACAGTTGAAGACGAAGGTAAGAAATACGCGATCATTCGCCATCGTAAACACAAAGAGTTCAAGAACCGACTAATCGTCCGTGGTGAAGACGGTGATATGACCAAAGGCAAGGACACGCTGACACAGACGTTCGTAGAACGTCTGATTGGGGCATCGAAAGAGGTGTTCATGGCGTCCATCTACGCCAGTCAGGAAGCGATGCCAGATCTGCCCGGTATGTCCGACAAGAGCCTCAAAACCATCGTTGAAGAAGCTGCTGGCGTCGACCGATTGACGCGAGCCTATGCCATTGCCCGCGAGCGTGCTAATGCAGCTGCCGCACGTATGGACGTTACCAAATCCAAAATGGACGCCTGTCTCACGCTTATCGAGACTGCACAGTCAGAGATTGAGGCGGCCAAAGCGTCCTCTGAAAGCTGGGAGCGCGATCGCGGCGAGCGTCTGGACAAGGCCCGAGCCGATTTGGCTGGCGCGGAGGTAACACTGTCTGAAGTCGAGATGGAAATTCGCTCGCTGCCGGAACAGATCCGTGATACGGAAAACGCGATTGCTGGCGAACGCAGCAAGCTGGCCTCCAAAGAAGAGCATGACGCCAAACTGCTGAAGGTGCGCAGTGCTATTACTGAGATCCGCTCAAGCATCCGTACTTCAGAAGCGGCACAGAACGAGTCGATAAACCGTGCTCGCTCGTTTAAAACCAAAGCTGAAGAGGTCAGCACAAAGATCGGGGCACCCTGCATTACGTGCGGAAAGCCCTACTGCGAAGAAGATTTATCCACGGTGAAGGAGAGCTTCATTGAACAAGCGCGCAATGAGATCGGCCTTGCGCAGACATCAGCAGCGGCAGTGGCTCAACACAAGGCTCGTCTTGAGAAAGCGCTCGGTATCGAGTCTGCACTGGTCGCAGCCACACCCGACGTCTCAGAAATCATCTCCACAATAGAACGCCTGACCAATGAGCTAAGTGCGCTGCGTCATCGCGAACGTGAAGTTGTGGCCGTCGAAGCGATGGTTGCGCGGGCGCGTACTGAAGTGAATCGCATCATGGCGGAAGCAAACCCATTTCTGGCCGTTATTAAGCGCCATGAAGACAACCTGGCTGCCAATAAATCTAATCATGCAGTACTTAAAAATGAGTTAAAGAGCATTCAGGAACAGGCTCTGTTGCTGGAGAAGGCCCGCCAGGTTTACTCCCCAGCAGGCGTGCGTTCACACATCCTGACCTCCGTTACGCCTTTCCTGAACATCAGGACTGCGGAGTATCTCAACACGCTGTCGGACGGCAATATCGTTGCCGAATGGTCGACAATGGAGACAACGAAGAAAGGTGAGTATCGCGACAAATTCAATATCAGCGTAATCAAAACAGGCTCCAGCAAATCCTTCCAGACTTTGTCTGGTGGTGAGAAGCGTAAGGTACGTATTGCGTGCTCTCTGGCTTTGCAGGATCTGGTTGCCAGTCGCGCCAGTAAGAATATCGAGCTATTTATCGGTGATGAAATTGACGACGCGCTCGACACAGCCGGTCTGGAGCGTCTCATGGGGATTCTGGAAGCCAAAGCGCGTGAACGTGGCACAGTGATGATCATCTCCCACAAAGAGATGAAATCGTGGTTCCGGGAAATTATCACTGTCGAAGTTAAAGAGGGGCGCAGCTATGTCGTTTAACTTGAGCCGCACGCAGTTTTTGCAGATGTTTGCCGTGATGCAGTCTATAAAGCTGATAAACAACCATACAGCAAAAGTAACTCCGCCTGCACTTTTGTGGAAAAACGTAAACATCAGCGACAACCAGTTCTCGGTATTAACCAATCTATTGTCATCGACTCCTTTGATGCCGAGCTTGGCTAATCTGCCGTCAGGAAGCACTGCGCCGATCCTTATTAATCCATTTACGGAAGGTGGATATCTCCCACATTCTGGGCCGGGGTTCGTTGTGATTCCTGAAACCGGAACGCTGAACATCCAAGAAAATGCACTCTTCAATGCAATGGAGACGCACATCAGCACCGCATTCACTAATCTGATTCGACACGCTAACGCACGCGCGGATCACGTTGCAATGCCGGGTGCTGCCTTCGCCAGCTTCTCTGTTGACTATGACCGGCACGCGCCAATTTCAAAGCGGGCGAAACTCTGCTTTTACGAGAAGGGATGTGAAGTAGCGATTATTGAAGTTCTCCTCCCCCACGTATTCAACGCGAATGAAAAGGCTGCGTGCCAACTTATTGACATCATGCGGCATTTCATCGGCCAGAGCATGATTGATGCAGATATTGCTGCAGGCGTTCTGATCAACGATGGCATTCACGTAGTTAACGACATTCCGAAGCCGCCAACTCGCGAGCCGGAGAAGACACTTGAACAGAAACTAATGGAATGCCCAACCTGGGCTACGTGGTAAGGAGACCAAAAGTGAGAGGAAGAGCGACAAAATTAAGAAAAGATGCGAAACCTATCAATCCCGACGATTTCGACGGAAATTTCATTAGAGAGTTGGAGCCAATATTTGATTCAAGGGGGCGTAAGCGCCGAATTGTTGAGCTTGAATGCTTTATCTGCGGTCATCGATTCTCTGCAACCTTGAGAATGCGAAGCGAGTCAGACAGAAGACCTGCTCAAACAAATGTGCCGGAATATATCGCCAGAACGCAGAATATAAAGTCATGGAAAACCCTCTGTACTGGACTTGGGCAAGTATGAAGGCGCGTTGTAACAATCCAAATCGGGCAAGATACGAAAAGTATGGAGGACGGGGAATATCTTACGCCACCGGGTTCGAGGATTTTGATAATTTTTACAGGTATGTTTCCGTACTTGAGGGCTATCCGTTTTCCGATACGGAGAGAGTTGTAGAGGGGGTTACGCTTGATCGCATCGACTCCAGCAAGGGATATGAACCAGGGAATCTGAGGTGGGCTGACAAGCACGTCCAGAGTGCAAATAAACAAGGGAAAGTGGATGGTAGTACGTCGAAGTTTACTGGCGTTCATTACTGCAAAACGAACAAGGTTTGGGTTGCTAGAGTTGTGTGGAAAGGAGAGTGTGTCTTCTTGTATCAATGTCACGATGAATTGGAGGCTTACTTAGCGCGTAAGCGATTTATCGAAGAGCACAATCTACCGCATTTTGTTGAAATGGAGGTCACAGAGTGAAAAAAGTAATCAAAGTTGCAGGTCTCGATCCATCTCTGTCAAATTTTGGCGTTGCCATCGGAGAAATAGAACTGGATTCAGGTGCATTGCAGGTCAATAAGTTGCATCTCATTGAGACGAAAGCTGGTGATACGAAAAAGCAAGTTCGCGTTAACAGTGACGATATGCGGCGGTTGAACGAGATTTGGCGTGGTATTAAGCCACTGATTGACCAAGTTCATTTAGTGTTCTGCGAACTGCCAGTAGGCAGTCAATCTGCTAGAGCGATGGTTTCTTATGGTGGTTGTCTTGGCGTACTGGCGTGTGTGGATAAGCCACTGATACAGGTCACGCCAAACGAGATTAAGTACTATGTCGGGAATAAGCTGACTACGTCGAAAGAAGAGATCATTCAGTGGGCTACGCAGAAGCAGCCAAACGCCCCGTGGTTGCGCCGGAAGCAATCGGGCAAGGAAGTGCTGGTGAATAAAAACGAGCACCTTGCGGACGCTGTCGCATCGATTTACACCGGTATGCAAACTGATCAATTCCGTCAGGTTCGCGATGTTCTTGCTGGAATTTTATAAGTTGATAATTGATAGGTAAGTGCTTATCTATTACCATGAGACCACTATATATAGTGGTCTTTTTAATTGGGCTACACATAATAAGCATCGTAAAACGTAACGCCCACCGAGCCGCTGCCAGCTGCATGAAGCGCTGACAAAGTTCGCTGTCGATTGCACTGGCCCGAGCCAGTTCGAATACCTCTAAGCCGAGTTTAACCACTTTGTGGCCTGGCGCTGCTGGGTCAAAATTGGCGTATCAAAAGAAGTCTAAAGGAAAGAAAACATGAAATTTACGAAACTGACCGATCATCTGAAACTTGCCGCAGACAAACTCGTGGGGTTTAAACCAGAGCCTTACGAGTTGAATCCCGGTTTTCCGCACGCCTTGCGGAACTGGAAGAACGAGTGTTTGAACTGGAGAAGCGCATTAATGCGCAAGCTACCGCCATAGCTAATCTGGGCACGACAGTAGGCATGGAGAAGGTGCGTAATAGCGTTGCTTCTCGTGTTTTGCGTGAAACCCGGATACACAAGGACAGTTCTCATGGAAAATTTTCAACGAAATCGACTGAAGCCAATGGCCTACGGAGTGATTTTGGCAACTCTGGCAGCGGTTACCGTACCAGCCGGTCAGAGCCTTTTGATGCCGGGCACAACTACTTCCACTGCCACCACAGCCTTGCAGATGACACCCCTGCCCGAACGACCTCCTGTCTCTCTGGATGGGATGCTGATGGACACGATTCCAGCTCGACCTGCGACTCCGGATCTTCCTTCTGCTGTGACTGAGGCTATTGTATGAAATGGAACTTCCAGAAATTCACCTTGATGATTGTTGGCTTTACCGTTTTTTTGTTTAGCGGCTGGATCATGAATCTGGTGAAACTTGTGAACGATGGCGATCTTCAGTTTGATGCCGGAGTGACACTTGCGCGTGTCGTGGGAGTTTTCATTGTTCCAGTGGGCGGCATCCTCGGGTTCTTTTGATGCTGAATGCTTTTCTGCATTGTTAAAACAAATTGTTTAGACAAATGATTAATGAGAGTTAACAACAAGGGCCGCTGACGGCCCTTTTGTACTGAATGGAAAACGTATGTTTGAGGTAACTGCACACGCTCCCAGCACCACAGGCTTACATGCCAGGCCATCGATGACCAGTCAGGAGATCGCCGAAATGGTCGGCAGTCGCCATGACAGCGTAAAACGCACCATTGAAAGACTCGCTAAATCCGGCGTTATTACTTTTCCACCAATGGTGGAAAAGCCCACTGCCGGGCGTCCGGCTACGTTTTACTTGTTCGAAGCCGAACAGGGTAAGCGCGACAGTATCGTTGTCGTGGCACAGCTTTCTCCTGAATTTACCGCACGCCTTGTTGATCGGTGGAGAGAGCTTGAGTCCATGTTTGCCGACCGCGGAACGCCTGCTATTCCACGTACCTATAAAGAGGCTCTGGTTCATTTGTTACACCAGGTCGAGGAAAACGAGCGTCTGGAGAAAGAGAACGAAGCGTTAGGCGTTGCACTATCTAACGCAAAACCAAAAGCCATTCTCATGGACACCATTTGCGGCACTGCTGATGAGCTTTATGGGCTGAATGAAGCTGGTCGCATTCTCGGCACGTCCGGGGCTGTTCTGGGTTCGCTGATGGACTCGCTGGGTGATGTGTACGTTAAGCGCAAATACACCACTGTTAACCGCCAGTTCCTCAAGATCTTCATTGACCGCGGATATGGCAAAAACGTTGTCATCGGAAACGGTCGCAACCAGGCCAAGTTCACCTTTAAAGGGCTTTGCTTTGCAGCTGTGAAACTAATTGCAGCCGGGTTGATTGCCTCCAGCGCCATTGAATATGAGCCGTGTCGTGAGCATGTCGAACGTGCAATGAAGGAATCCAAACGTCTTCATTGACCGTCAGTATGGACGTCCACCTTTATGTAGCGTTTGGCCACCTTTTCAGTCACGTCACAATAACACAATTGAGAAAACAACTTGTTTAAAAACATAAGAAAAAAAACACATGTGCGAAAAATGCAAAAAAACTAATGCCAAAGTTGAAAGCGTGATTAAAAAAGTTGGTGCGGCCGAACTGGTTGAGATCATGGGTCTTGTGGTTGGTCACGAAGACGACGCCTCCCCTATTGACCGCCTTTTCAGCGTTCTCAAGTTCTCAAGCATGATTGATGATCCGATTGAAATTGTGATGCTGGCGCGTCATTTCGGCGAAGCGTATCTGGAAGAGAAAGAACGCGCCGACAAACTTCAGGCAACTCTGGAAATGGTAAGCAAGCCGAAGTGCTCACCGGATTCAGTCAAGGCAGATGAAACCAACGCCAGCAAAGATCGTGAAATCGCCGGGTTGAAGTCTTCTCTGGCGATGTTGCTGGCCGCCTTCAAACTGATGTCTTCCCAGGCTGGATTCAAAATGCCTGAGCTGAACAGCGACGATCCGATGGCCGTTCGCCAGCTGCTGGGGGCAATGGCCGACCAGCTTGACGACACCAAGAGCCGTCTTGAAGACATGATGCGCGAGCTGACCCATCGCCACGACCTGAACAAACAGCCGCAAAAGATGCAGCCTTTACATCATTAATATATAGGGGGCAAAGCCCCCTACTCTACTTTGCGGCGTCTAACAATAAGCCGCAATTTTCGCTCATGTATGCCGCAGTTGCCGGATTGCCTCTGTCATTATTCGAATTGTTCATTTCAGGGTGAGCGTCCCAGGCCACTGATTCCTGAGATGATAGATAGACGGCAAAGTCGACGATTTCATCATCTCCGGTTTTAACGTTGCCAAGCAATTCATTTGCCTTTCTCCAGTGCTTCAGCGCGAGAATTCTGAACTGTTTTGCATTTTCAGCAGGCACTGCACTGGATTTGTCTGTGTAGATATTCGATATGTCGGCATAAAGAGCGCATTTAACATAGCTGGTTGCCCTGCCGGTCTCTTTAAAACCTTGCTCTGTGTTGTTGGCGTAGACATTCACAGCAAAAGCGCTGGCAATTCCCAGCAATATAATTTTCTTCATCATCATTACTCAATAAGGAGGCGACAAATATCTTACGTGTAGTTGTCAGTTGAGTATTAAGTAAACTCAATAAACTTATAAGTATCTCCCTGTGCAGCCTGTGAATCCTTATTTATTACCTACTCAATTTTGAAATAATAACACCAACAAAAAAACAATTTGTTTAATGGTGCAATCATGAATACAGCCCTTTCCATCATTGACGCTATCACTCCAAACACTGATATCGACTACCGGCAGGAAATGAACGTTATCCACGAAATTGTGGCCGAGTGCGAGAAAGAGATCGCATTCATGCATCAGGTTCACGACTTCGTTTATGGCGACGAACGCCACAGCATGATTAACCGTCTGCTGCGACTCAACCACCGGCCGGATGACGAGCGCACACGCTTTAACAGAGCCTGGTTGGACAAAGTCGACCTGGAATGGGTGAAACAGAACATCTGGGCTGAATACTGGAAGAAGGTCACGGATATGACCAACGTTCTGCTGATCATGCCAGCATCCCGCCGCGACGAGTGGCGTGAACAGTTTATCGAGGGCAAGCAGGAAACGATCAAGACTGACAGAACTGGCTATCAAATGAAGGTTAAAGAGTTCGTTGGTGTACCTGAGTTCAAAGCAGAAACGGTCATACCAACGATGCTTAATTTGCTGAATGACAGGCACAAATATCTCTCTGAGCGCGTGTATGGCTTGTTTAAGGCGTTGAGTCCTGCTCACAAGACCAATAAGACGAACGGCTTCAGCGAGCGTCTGATCATCGCCGACTGCATTTCCGATTTCTGGCGGGACAGCGTCAGCGTTAACTACCGGAAAGAGGATTACATAGACGACCTGCGCGTCATGTTGCATTTCTTTGCACACAAAGAATTTATCACCATCAACCGCACGGCCGAGATGCTGTCAGCTGCGTATCGAGCAAATGACTGCCAGACCGGCGACTGGATGAATGTCGACGGAAACCTGATGCGTGTGAAGATGTTTAAGAACGGCAACGTTCACTTTGAAATACATCCTGACGTAGCCTGGAAGCTGAATGAGGTGCTGGCTTACAGTATGCCTGCAGCAATCCCGGCGCCATGCCGTACTGCACCCAAAACACGGGCACCAAAAGAGTTCGGGTTAATCCAGAAGACGATCTCCGAGCCGGTTCGTACCGCGCTGCGCGACGGGCGATTCAGCAAAGATAAAGGCGTCTGGTACTTCTCTGATTCCAACCTCCAGAAGTCGCAGGTGGAAGAGCTTGAGCGCACACTGAACTTCATTGGCGGCGTGCAGGAGAAAAAGCACTGGCAGTTCCCGTATGAGATCGGCCATACGCTCAATACGATTGTGGCCACCGGCTTAATACCGGATACAAAATCACACCAGTTCTACCCTACCCCGCGTTTGATAGCGGAGTACGTTGCCAGAGCCATCGAGCTGAAGCAAGGTGAGAAGCTGCTGGAGCCTGAAGCCGGGCGCGGAGATCTGCTGGCCTGCATCGACGCCAATCCGGAAGACGTTACCTGCATAGAAGTCGCACCTCTCTTCGCTGATATCCTGCTTGGCAAGGGGTACACAAATACGGTCTGCTGCGACTTCATGAAGTGGTCTGAGGACAACGCAGGTTATCAGTTCGACAAAATCGTTATGAACCCGCCCTACTCTCTTGGCCGTCACAGAGAGCATACGCTGGCCGCGCTGGAGCATCTTAAAGTCGGCGGGCGACTGGTGGCTGTATTGCCTGGTGATGCGCCAGTTCTGAACTGGATGTCGCTGGATAATTACGTTTATGCCAAAGGGAAGTCGTTTACTGACGAGTTTGAAGACACCGGGATTACTGTCAGCGTATACGTTTTTAAACGCGTTAAATGATAGGTAAATACTTACCTAATCTAGGTAAGAATATAGTGACTATATGATAAGAGAAAAAACACATGAGCAATCTTCCGTTAGAGCGTTTTAACGTCAAAAGCCATGCCGACTTTCCTTTCAAATTTGTAATGAGAGGTTATGCAGAGGAAGCAGTAGGCCAGATCATCATTGACAAAGGCATTGTTAAGTTTGAAGGGGATTATGATGAATCCGCGAAAACATTCATAGACTTCGTTGCTAAACGTTGGAGCGAGCAATGGAGAGACCTGGAAAAACGTGCTCGTGAATTTGATACATTCATGTCTGCAATTGATACAGCAAAAACGGCTCTGGCTGCGGGTACTCCGTTAGATTTGGAGTCTCTGTTTAAAGGTGAAATGGCCTCTGCGATGTTCGCAACCATGTTTGCCGGTGAGTTTGTTCGTAGCGGGGCCAGAAACTACCTGGAGCTGGGGTACGACGTTCCTGAAATGGGTGAGTTTACCGTCACCATTCAACGCAAAGAAGGTAAGGCTCCTGGCGAACGTATCGCTGAACTTGAGGCCGTTGTGGATCAGCGTAATGGAGAATGTGATCGTTTGGTCAACGAACTTGATGCTCTCCGGGAAGAGAAAATATGCACGGGTAGCAACACACGCAATGCAGCGGATATCTACTTCCAGTTAGTTGAGGAATGCCAGATCCCGCCAGGCGGCTCTTTGGTTGAGTATGTTCGCGAATTGCAGGAGAAAGGAGAGAGGTGCGCGGCATGAATGACCTGCTTGTCGAGCGAGCCTCCGCTTTTGTTAAGTCCTCGCTGGACAATCCCCTCACCCGCGGTGAGCAGATGGAGCTGGCAAGGTGGTTTCTGCATATCCATGAGCAGATGGAAGTTTTTAAACAGTTGCCGGATCTGCCCATTACAGACGGCCATGTTCAGCAAGTGATTAACAGCCACGAAAAAGGCTGGGCGATGATTGTGCCGTGCAAAATTACCTACGAGCTGGCTAAGGAAGTGCAGGCTAACAGAGCAAGGAGTAAGGAAGAGTAACTATGAAGTTGGGTAATGCCGTTTCGCTGTTTTTTACAGCATTACTGGAAGGTTTCAATTATCGCTTTTGTCCGGTCTGGGATAAGGCGCTGGATACGCTTATTGAGGTGCGAAATGGGATCGCGCTGTTTGAGCGCGACGCCCAGCTATATGAAGTGTTCGTCGGGGCTGGCTTCAACCACTTCGGGCATCTTATTAGCTTGAATAGTGGAACCGTAGAGATGCAGATCGCGGCGCTTCTGCATGATGTGGTTGAAGACACCCATGTCACCATAGAGATGGTTCGTGAGCACTTCGGTGAGCGCGTAGCCGAAATGGTTCTGGCTCTGACCAACATTGCCAGACCAGAAGACGGCAATCGAATACAGCGTTTCATCATCAACGTCCGGGAGCTGCAGCAAAGCCTCGACATGCAGACGCGCATGATCAAGCTGGCTGACCTGCTGGACAATACCTCTTCTATTGTGAGTCGCGACCCTGAGTTTTCAGCCATCTATCTCGCAGAGAAAGAGCTGATGCTGGCCGTACTCTTTGACGGCAAGGAGATTGGTGCCGATGCCGGCGTTGTCGAGTACCTGGAGAAAAAAGGTATAGAGCATTCGTTGCTGATAAACGCCCGGGCGATGGTGACGAAAGGCATTGCCAGTCTGCAACCGGTACACACCAAACGTTATGAAAAACACAAAGCGCTGATCTGGAACGCGTGGGAGGCTGCATGAAGGTCGAGAAATTAGATGTTCTTTCCTTTGTGCTGACGGATCTGGAACGTCTCGACCCGGTACGCGTAATGATTGAAAACTACGAGCCGGGCAAGGGAAGAGTCACCATCACCTGCTATGGGAAAGCGTGGACTGCTGCCTGGTTCGCGATGGGCGGTGACGATGTGCAGACGTTTATTAAGCGAATGAGCAACGATTATTTGATTGGTTGCCTCGACCCTCAACTGCGAAGCACGGTCGACGATGACAACGACGCAAATCTGCTTTTCGTGAAATCCGAAATCATAAAGTTACGCAGGGAGAGAGAAATCGACGCGGAACAGGCCCGCAATATGTGGGACGAGGCAGAAAACGCTGATGACGTAAAAGAAAGTTGCTGCTGTTTCGGTGTCGGTAACGAACTGCTGAGTCTGTTTGGTGACGATCCGTGGTATGCCGGTTGGCCAACGGTGCCAAACCCCAAATACCAATACCTGGAGCGTATCTTGAACGCGGTACGTGATGGGCTGAAAGAGCTTCACGATCAGGCGAGAGAAGCAATCGGTTAAGTGCTATAGTCAGGCGCTTTTATATTTATGGAGTGAATATGAAAAATATCCTACTGGCATCATTGTTGGTGGCATCGCCGGCTGCTTTTGCAGCTAGCTTTGACTGCCAAAAGGCTTCGACAGAAATCGAACACAAAATCTGCGATAACGAACGCTTGTCAAAATTAGACGAACAACTTAGCTCTACCTATTCCAACGCACTCAAAGCAAACCCGGGGGACGCAGACACCTTAAAGACGGTTCAGCGTCAGTGGGTAAGTATGCGTGGAAAACTCACTGGTGATAAGGCTCTGGAGCTGGCTTATCTAATCCAAATTAATGGCCTCAAGAGTTTGGATGGTTCGGCCAGCACAGCGGTGGTCAATGAGACACCGAAGCCGGTGCAGAAACAGCCTGAAGTTCAAGAAAAGACAAGTAAGGCAGACACAAAGCCGGCTAAGAGCGGTAATGAGCTAACTCTGGAGTCATTCCGAGCTAAGTATATTGAGATTGATGGTGAGTACTACAGCACAACATCTCTTCCTAGAGGGAGTTCGTTCTTATTCACCTGCGCCAGTCGCATTGCCGATGACCAAGTTAATGTCTGGAAGAAGCACGCGGCAAAAGAGGGCAAGATCGACCTTTTCTTTGAGCTTGAGAGCCGAATACACACCGCGATGCTGAATGCCAATTTTCAGAAGCTGAATAGTGATTTAACTAAAACAGGCATTTGCGATCTGATTACCGCTGTTCCGTAAGCCAGATAAGGCCACTATTTGTGGCCTTAAACAATTTGTTTAATTAGTGGTGTAATTATTGGAATCCCAGGCGAACTAAATCCATTGGGCAGAACAGATCTTCCACACCTTCGATAGACACGCAGTCAGAGCGGCGTAATTGTTCTTCTGATTTGCCTTCCCCACTGATTTCTCTGATTACTCCCGTTGCGCCATTCATTGCCACCATGACATGGCTGCCGATAGTGATAGCATTACGGTTTCGATCATACGTCTTTATCGTTTCCTCCTTTCACATGGGGCAAATCAGGTTTCAAAAATTGCCGTTTTCCATGTATATGCGATTTGCAAAATATCAATTTCCTAAACAAATTGTTTTCACCCGCTAGTTATTACACACAGGCGAAGTTGACCGCGCTTCATATAAATATCACTGTCTATACATACAGTGTATAAGGGGAAAAAAAATGGGCGGAAAAGACTCAAGCTATCAGATCGTTTACAGAGGTGAGACGCTCGAAAACTTTAAACCGGGGCAGTATGTCTTCTTTCAACGAGCGAAGGAGTATGGCGGCGGATATTGGTTGGGCAGGACTCATGAAGATGGGTTCGAGTTTTTGCTGGAGGAGCCAACCTCGCTGGGAAGAGGTTTTGAGTTTCTGATAACTCACTCGAGCGTGGAGGCCAGATTTATGGAGTTCGTCGACGATGCGGACGACTTCAAACTCACCTAATCATCCCTTAAATATCTTGTTTTCTGCCTTTTGTTATTTGAGATAATAACACCAATTAGAAAACAAGTTGTTTAAGGAATCATCCATGTTTGGAACCGCAAAAGAGCTTATCGAAAAGCTGGAGAACTACCCAGAAGACGAGCCGCTGCTGATGGTTGTGTGGCATAAGGAAGACGTAGGCGAAGTACGCCCAGACCTTACTGACTATCAGTGCGCCCAGGTCTTGCGCAGAATCAAAGAGTGCCATGATGCCAATATCGGCGTGAATTGGGACGTTATCTCTGACACGGCCGACATCCTGTTTCCGAAGGAGAAGGCATGATGCTGACATTGAAAGAATCCTATAAGACCGCAGTGATCAGCACCGCCCATGTCACGGCCAAAGACTCCGAGCAGCTGCCTGTCGTGTGCTTTGACCCGTTGACCGATCGCGGGTTGAATTGGGTACATGGTACACAGTACGGCTGGATTGTTCGTGCTGGAATGCGAGGGAATGACTGGAAAGAAGAGCTGCGTGAGTATGGCATTTCCGAAGAGACGATCTCCAACATACAGACCATAGTGGATGCCGGGTATGATTCGGTACAATTTGACTGTGATGCGGAGCTGGTGGATGGGATGCCAGCATGGAATTGGTAGATATAACTACTAGCAATGGCGGGAATAATTACCTGGAAAGTTGATATCATATACCCGCTTGTATTTCAAAATGGAATGGATGTAATGGAAATCGATACTTTAGAAAAAAAATCAGTTAAAAACCTCTACGCGTGGCTTATAGCAATACTGCCGTTTGTTGTCAGCGTCCCCCCTGCTGAGTACGACAATTACGTTATGGTGATTTCGTTCGTCATTGGGCTTGGACTGCTGGTCGCCGATCGCATGAATTTGACTGAGGCAGGCTATGAGCCACCATCATTCTTATGTGGGTTCTTTATCCCCCCTGTGTATCTCTGGAAACGAGCGACGGTTCTTGGAAGTAACCGACTGCTGTTTATCGTATGGATTGTTGCCTTTGCTGCATCATTTTTCGTGTATAGCTTCAACGCAGATTCAGCGCTTGAAGAAGCTGCTTGCCCTATAGTTACCACTATTCTGAAAGAAAATAACGGTTCAGAAGCATCTAAATGCATGAAGGTAACAATTCAGGACAAAGTGACGGACAAGTTCTACAAAGCCACGGCTACACTGGATAACGGTAATGACATTAACATCACTATCGAAATGATCGGTGACGAGAATTTCTACGTTCGCGTGCCTAATTACTACCTAAACGACTAACGGCTGCAACTCGTTGACATTGGCGGTCACAAATTGAGGATTTCTATAAGAGTCCGTTGATCGCCACTTCCCCCACCTCTCCAACCTACCCCAGCCCAGGGGTGACAAGGCATTTAAGCCAATTACACCCATAAGAAAACAAATAAATAACACGTCAACGAAAAGTCAACGCTTTCCTCTGATTTGGTCTAAAAAGTTGACGTTTTCGCAAGCCATCTCTTATACCCAAAATCCTGCGCACCAGAATCCATCTCCCTGCGACCAAAACGTCAAAAACGACTCGTGATATCACTCAAAAACAGAAGCGCTCAGAAGCGCTCCCGTTGCGTTATATTGGGCATCTAAACAAGTTGTTTTCAGGAATAAGAAAACAAGTTAACAACCCCCACAGGAAACCCAGAGACGCCATTACCCACAATCCCGGAAACACCCACCTCTTCCTGTCAGACTACCGAAAAGACCCACCTCATTGCCCCAGGCTACAGACCACCCACCTAATATTCCCAGGCAACCGAGAACGCGGTTCGCACGCGCAAACCCCGATACGTCATTACCCAATACACGGAGAAGAACAGCCAGAACGAAACCCCGGACAAACCCAGACAAGAACAGGAGCCGTCACAATCTCGTTTACCCACCATTACCCCGAAAGAGAGCGCAAATTCCTGAATAGCAGGGAACGCCATTACTTCATATGCGGAGAACAACTAAAGCGCCCTACTGCCATTACCCACACTTTCATCATTTCACGTAAACGAAGAGAAAAGTGCACCTGCCATTACTCCATACACGGAGAAGAACACTCACCAAAACGACGAGAACAACCCAGACGAAAACACAGAGAAGAACCACCTCAAGAAGAACGAAACCACATATGCCGGTAGAAAGAACAAACCACCCATTTCACCCAAAGGAATACTCGCCGTATAGAGCGTTATCAGAGGGAAGGTTTGTGCCCACATAAGAGAGAAAATTCGTGGGAGGTATAAGTGGGAAGGGAAGGAGGGGTATCGCTACTTTCTCCGTATAAATTCAAGCCATAGTTTTCGTCCCCCGTAACGTCCCTTTCCACCCCTTCGGTCAGCCTTCGGGCCATCCAGGGAAAAGGCTGGAGGTTTTCAGGGAAACGGTGGGAATCCCGCTATACGAACCGGGAAAAGCTGGCTGCCGGTCGGGAAACGGGTACATCCCGGTACAGAGCGAGGGACGACTGCGGGAGCGGTGCGGGAAATCTTCGGGAGTGCGCCTTGCTCTTCGCTCGCCTGAAAATCGCGAGGGAGTGTCGTTCCCTCTCGTGCAGCTGCTGAACTCCATTCTGCCAGACCATCCTCGGGTCTCAAGCGATTTCAGTAGGTTTTCGGGGAGAAGAAAATTCTGCCCACCAGCCCTGCGGCGCGCGTAGAGCAGAATATCGTAAATACTGGTTCCCGTGTCGTTCCCGGATATTCACTGCCCAGCCTGGCTTTCACGACATAAAATCCTTTTTCGCCTTTGTCTTATTGCGACAATAACACCAACAAGTAAACAACATGTTTAGACGTTATATAAACGAAGTGAGGATGAAGGGATGATTAAGATGCCTGTGACGGTTGAGGTGTGGGGCGTGGATTCCCTGGCTGAGTGTCTGGATGCAGTGGGGCCGGAGTTGTACCGCAAGTTGTGGTCGTTCGTCCCGGCAGAAGGGGAATCGCCCAAAGGGAAGGATATCTGGCACCTGCTTAGTGAAGATGAAAAGCGGGAGCTGGTGGACGCGGTACACAGCGAGTTCCCGGACGACGAAGATTAAGAGTGAGACCACCAGCACGGTGGCTTTTGTCGCTATTAACCTCCGGGGCAGCGCAGCACCGTAACGATATACTTTGTGGCCGTTTTCTTACTGGTATTGTTTACGCAATTCAGAAAACAACATGTTTAAGGATTGCTTTATGTTTGCAAATATCGACATCAACCAAATCAAGAAAATGACTCAAAAAGAGTTTGACCAGTTTTATGAGTTAGAAGGTTGGTCTTCCACGCTGATCAATTCGCGCTGGGTGCTTGAGCTGATGACTCGTGATGATGCTCCTGCTTTGATTATTTGCGACATGGGTGAAGATGCTGACTTTATGGATATGAGCGAATTTTGTGTGGACACATACAACCGCAGCCAGAAGTACTACTTCACATGCGATAGCGAGAATGACGTGATTTCTAAGCTCTATCTTCACCTTGTCCAGCATTGGGACGTGCAGGAATTCCTTGAGTTATTCGCGTAAGCCCAACCAAAGCCAGCACCGCCTGCTGGCTTAACTTCTCTGTAGCCGCAGGGCTGAACCACCTTTAGATAATTCATGTGCCTGAGCAATATGCTTTGTAGCCGTTTTTACACTGGTATTATTTACGCCATTGAGAAAACAATTTGTTTACGGAGTGGTGATGAATACTTCATTGGTGCTGGGTCTTGCTGAAGGCCAGGAGAGAAAAGAAAAACCAACCTTAATGGGGCATCTCACATTGCTGGATATCGTAGCGAATGGGACTTCTATCCGTCTGTTTCGTGAAAAAGCCATTACCTTCGACGCGGGCAATTTTACGCGCTATGTGATGGTAGTTCGTCGCCAGCGTGGAAGAGGGTGGATGTCGGTCCAGAAAATGTGGCCAGAGGACCAGCTTGAACTGGCGCTGATGGAAGCCAACCGTGTCGCCCAACAAGAGATCCAACGAGCGTCTGTTCAGGCGGTAGCTTAAACATGTGCAAGCAGTAGTTAGTCGACCCTACGACAGCCCCGTCCATCCTTCGGGGCTTTTTTGTATTGTAAGTACTTACTTATGATAATAAAATTAAAAATTAAACACTAAGGAGAGTGAAATGACCGTTAAACGCGAAAATCTGACCCTGGATATGTATTATGCATCAGAGACGGAAAATGGAGACAAAGTTGCAAAAATTACAATTGTGCTACGCGATAATGCCTCCGGCGAAGAAGTTCACACCAGTACCTTAACTCGCACCGGCGAGGCGACAAAGGGGAAATATTCGGTGCGTTACCAAAGCATCAGTAATGCTTCTGACCCTTTACTGATAAAACTGGAAACTCATTTCCGTGGCGCGGATCAGACGTTGTTTGAAAATTTGATGAAAAAGGTCGATACGGTTTATACATCGAGTTTAAATACCAATAGTACCTGGATGGGACAACACGGTCTGCGAATAATCTCCGGCGAAAAGATCGACACCATTGTCCCTGAAAGCGTATTCGCTTAATCCTCTTTGAATGGCGCGTATCCCGCGCCATTTTCTTATCCCCGATAACAAAATGTTTTCTGCCTTATCTGATTTGTGAAAATGATTTCACTGAAGCAACTTAATAAGGAAACCATCATGGGACTTGATATCTATATCGAGACGCAGCCTAAAAACGATCTGAATAACGAGGCATCCAGAAAGCAGGTTGCTTACTTCCGTAAGTTCAATGCGCTCGTTGGGTGGATGGAGCGCAACGTAGGTGAAGTCGAAAATTGTGAGCTTTTAGAATTAACGATGAATGACATTTGTTTTCTGAAGGCTCATTTGATGCACATAAACGAAAGTAATTGCGAAGAGTACTTGCCTACCCAGGAAGGTTTTTTCTTCGGCAGTCAGGAGTACGATGAAGGTTACTGGCATGATGTGGGGGAGTTGAAAGAGATTGTGGAAGATCTGATTAAGAACCACGACTTTCACAATAATAGACTGACCTTCTGCGCCTGGTGGTAAATATGGGCGATTTCAAGAAACGCCTGAAGGAGAGAGCCGAGATGGTCAGAAAGCGAAACGCCTCTTCTGTCATAAGATACGCAAGGCAGTTTAGTCGCAACAACAAATCAGTTGAGGAAAAGATCCTTAGCGTAATCGGGCGATAATTATTAAGGCCACCAGCATTGGTGGTCTTAAATGACTTTTAATAACCGAAGGTTAGTTTAAAACCTGGCTATCAACTTCCAGAACCTTTCTTGTGTATTCAGCCTGTATTAACTTCTTTTATGCCTTATCTACACTGCGATAATTACACCAACAAGAAAACAATATGTTTACGCAGTGAGGATATGCTCATGACTGATTTCACCATTACCCCTAAAGCACAAAATGTATTCCTTGAATCATGGCTGGACTTGCCGGAAACAGAACAGCAAGAAATGGATCATGTGGAATATGACGAGCAGGTAAGCACGCGATTCTTCCACTTTGAGGGCTGCGTTTACGACATTGCCGACTTCATGCGAGATGACCGCTTCCCTGAATGGCACGCAAGCTATCCACTAAACGCCTTCGCCATGCTGATGATCCGTGTGGATGATTCAGGGGATACCATCGACATCGGTCTGCTCCACTAAAGAGTAAGGCCACCAATGCTGGTGGCCTTAAATGACCATCCTGTTTCCCGCAGGCTAAAAACACCAACCTCTTACCTCTAGGCAACCGACAAACCCACCTGTTCCCGTCCGGCTACCGCAACTTTCCACTTTGACGCCTTATTCGTACAACGATAATTAACACCAACAAGAAAACAATTTGTTATTTACGATAAGGAATTAATCATGAATTTTATCGCTACTGTAAACGCACCCGCACATGGCAATATCGCTGTAACGTTCTCTGACATTGAAAAACGAGTACTTGGTGCATGGCGCGACAATGAGACGGTAGAACTGTCAGCACAAGAAAAATGCATTATTGCACGCGACATCATTGGCAATCGTCGTTACTCGCGGGTATTTGAGAAAGCATATGTGGTAAATTCTGGATTCGGAACGTTCGTCTTTCCGGTGCGCTCCGGGCGATTCTGCCAGTCCAAGCTGATTGAGTTCGCTACGCAGATTTCTGTCTGGATTAAAACTCAATCGTCGTTCAAATTTTCCGACGATGAAGCAGTATCGCAGGGGATGCGGATCGCCAACAATGCAATAAAATACAAAAACATTACGTATGCCGCTGGCGTTGACACATGGAAACTGTTTTGCGCTAACTTTATGCTGAATGTATACGCAAGCAACCGCATCCACATCCTTGATGGCGTGTAACTGAGAAGAGGGCCAGAAACGGCCCTTTCTCTATAGCCACCAGCTGCCGCAGGGAAATTTTCAGAAACGGCGAGGAACGCATTCATGAGCCGACGGGAAACGGCCAAGATTTTTTCGGGAAACGGCGGGGGTCGCCTTTATGTAGAAAACTGAGCGGGAGAAACCCGGAATCGCGCCAGAAATTGCGTAGCGGCGCTGGGGTAGCGCTGGTGGGGTTTCAGCCCCTGGGCCATCCAGATAGCTTTCGCTATGTGATTATGTGAATCCGTGGGTAAATCACTGTAAGCGCGTACACGTTGCCCAACGTGGCGATCATATGCGAGCGGATACAAAACAACACAAAGAGCCGATCCGCGCCGACAAATAAACGCGGATCACATAGCAAGACTAAAAGCCAATGATTAACCATACTCTATAGCGCAATATAACGCGTTTTAAGCGCGTTAATGTGTTAAGTAATGGGTATGTACTGACAAGGATATAAAAGCGCGTCTATGGCGTTATTTTGGTGCTTATTTTTATGTTGTTGGAGTGAGTTAAAGACAATAAAAAACGCGCCAATGATGGCGCGTTATGGTGGGAGTATTGGAAACGAAAAAAGCGCCCATAGTGGGCGCTCGATTTTATTTGTGTAAACTAATTTTGAATCCCATTTCTACAAACGCTTTTAACATTAAAAATATATCAGCGTCGTTCACGTCTGCTTTTTTTCGCTCCTGGTCGTTCAATAAGTCAATTTTGCGCGTTGTTTCATTTATAAACTCGACTGCGCGCCCAGCGATCCCAGCGATCCCAGCGATGCGATTAACATAATATTCATTATGGACGTTAACGCCAGCGATAAGAACAAACATGATTAAGCTCCTTAAAACTAGCGCCCATAGTGGGCGCTATATCCATCTAATTACGCTTTGAAAGCATCAGCCAGATAGTTATAAAAATCATTTTTAACGAAGCGATATTGCTGTGATCCGTTTTTCGCTGCACCCATTCCTTTGATTTTTTCGACCAGTCCCAGACGTTCGCAAAGATTGATAAGCTGGTTGGCTTGAGTGTATCCTGCGTCTAATTTTATTTCGTTGGCTTTTTTCGCTTCATTCATTAAATCGAAAACAGCGCCATTGGTGAACGTGTCGATCTCGTCGTTAATCATATCGATTAATGCGAATACACGAGATCCGGACATATCAGCGACGGAATAAACACACTTTCCAGCTTTAATAGATTTAACCAGATAAACCAGTTTTTCGAGTGAATAGCTATTGGTCATAGCTTCACGGAAAAACGCTTCAGGTGCTTGTTTGCTTGCTTTAATCGCGTAGTAAAAGACACCAGCTAATTTCTCATCATTAACAGCGTTTAAAACGTTGTTGGTGAAGTATGCTAGTTTGGTAGACGCTGCAAGCATGTTGGCTTTATCCGCTTTTGTGTGCGTACCATTCTGATAATGATTGTTATAAGTCTGAGTAGCGTTGTTGGCTGCAACTTGCAATTCATTAGCGATAACTACAGCAGCGTCGATGATGGATTTTTTAGAAATGGTAACGTTAGACATGATGTTAATCCTTATGTAATGTTGATAACTTAATTTGTTATTTATTTATCGTTAGCGCGTTCGCTTTCGATGTGATTAATTATCGACATACAGAAAATAAAATCAAGAGTTTTTTTGTTCGGGAATGAAAAATTTTATTAAATAAAAATCAAAGTCTTAGAAATAAAATGCATTTTCTCGAAGGTGTTGCCTAAATAAATTCTCTATTCAGCCAATCACCCTTATATATTTAAATTGGAATCGAGTTTGTGGGAAATAAATATAACGGGAAGTGACGAATAAAATAATAACCGGACTTAGCCGGTTATTACCCTTATAGATTTAAAACGGTAAAATTCGTTCGACCCAATCGAACATGGCGACTGTCTTCCTACCGTCCCCCATGTTGAGTGTGACCTGACAAGCGTCAACGCCTCTTGACACCCCTTCTATTTCACGACCGTCCGCCATGTAGACCCTTATAGACTTCTGCATCTCATGAGCCTGGCGACAAATTTTGAAGAAATCACGGCGAGATGGCCGATTGTCCACATAGTCTGGGTGTACCGTTGTCCGACCCGTGAAGTCGTGCGCAATGCCTTCTGTCACACCTGATTCAATCGTGCTGATTCGCTCAAGTGGGAGCCTTATACGATTTTCTTTGTCGAACGGGGCAGGGCAAAGGTCGACTTTGTTGCGAGACGACATGAGACCCTGAACGTACATGCAGAACACCTGACCATCTTCCATCGTGACCCTTACAGGAATGAGATACTTACGCCAGAACATCAGCGCCTTCTCCACGTTGGTGTAATCGCGCGGCCAGACTTCTGCAGGAATCCCGTAGGTGATGTCAGTAATATTCGTCATATCGTCACAGTGTCGTTGGTAAGATATCGATGTCACCAGCATTACTGGTGAACACCCGGAAGACTTTCGTCTCGCCAGCTTTGGTAATCGTCTCGCGTTCCTGACGAGCAGGATTCAGTGCGCACAGCCCAGCGTCTTCGAGTGAGGCGCCAACAATCCATTCTCCGGCATCCAGATGAAAAGTGACTTTTTCACCTGTTTCCAGTTTTGCAACGGTTTCGCCATTGATGAAGATCGATGCGTCGCAACCGGCGCCCACCATGCTTTTATCTCTCATAACCACCAGCGTCGATGCCGCCGGAGATTGGTATTTGAATATTCTGGTCTGCGGTGCTGGCTTTGCCTCAGAGACAGGAATAGGACGAGATTGACATGCAGTGATAAGTAACGCGGAGGCAGCAACCAGAGGAAGTAATACGTGTTTCATTGTACCGAACAAAATCCTTATCTTTACGAAAATCATGGCGCCTCAAGGCGCCATAATGCTCAATCGAGGCGTTTTAGAATATCGGCCAGATCTTCTTTGGTCATACCCGAGTTTTCGTAAATCTTCATGACCTTTTCACGAGCCTTTGCAGTAGTCTCTAATGACGTAGCTATCTTATCAAAATCACCCATCGTCATATTGGACAGCACCAGATTGATGATGTCTGCCTTTGACAGTTTTATGCTGCGTTCACGCAGTCGATTCTGAAAGGTCTCTAGTTTATCGTTTGCTTTTTCGGTTAACTTAACCTGGCAGTTAATAGCGCGTTTCTCGCTCATGCTTACTCTCTATCCAAAACAGTGAAATCGAATGTGCTGCCAACCGGCAAGACCCCCTCGGCAAACCCAGGCGTCGTGTCGATAATGTGTTTCCGCTCATATGAATGCGACATGAGGTATTTGTTGCTCACGTCGATGAAGTCGGTAATAAAGCACACGTTAGCCTGATTTTTCTTGGCTCGTAAGCCACGACCGACACGCTGTCTCATTTCAACTTCTGCTTTCCCGCCACCACCCAGAATCACCGCGCCTACGCTTGGAACGTCGACACCAACATCCAGAATGGTTGAACCAATGAGAACATCTATCTTGCCTGCCGCCAGACTATTAAGTTTTGCTTGTCGGGTAGTCTGGTTTGATTCTCCGTAGATGAAATCGACCTTGAGGCCACTCTCTTTCATCATTTCCATCAAGATCTGACCATGACGCCTCAGACGAACCAATGTCATACAGTTCAGACCGTGACTCTTGTACATTAGCGCTTCACGCACAATAGCTTCGTTGCGGCCCAGATTATAGACGATGCCTAACTGATAGGCTTTCTGGTAAGCCGTGCTCATTCCAACCCTAAAATTCAGGTGTTTTGAAGCAAGTTCGGCTCTAATCCGCGTCTCATCTGGAGTGTACGCGATTTTATGATATAAAAAGTATGGTTTCGCTAAAATACCTCTGTCGATCAAATATTTCTCCGTTACTTTTATCTCGATGCGACCCGCAACGGCCATGAGACGCATATTTGCTTCAGTCGAGTCCTTCATGAACGGCGTAGCTGTCAGCGCCAGACGGTAGTCGGCATTGGTACACAACCGGGCTATATCGTAGAAGTTTGAGCCGGATGATTCGTGCGCTTCTTCCAGAATCAGCAGAGAAACGCTGGACAGGAAGCGCTTAACCAATTCCCGGCGTTTCAGGTGATACTGTTTTTTCTCTGGAGATGCGTCGCGCGACGGCTCTTCGAGAAAACTAGCAAGGGTCTGAACCGTGGCAACGTTGATATGGCGCGATACCTGAAACTCACCAGATCCAATCACCCCAACTTTCTGACCTTTCAGCCACGGCTCGCCATTCTTCGCGCGGTAGTCGATGGATTTCTGGAAGTTCTCTGCCATCTGGAACATCAGAACCGAGCGCGTGGTTAAAAACAGCGTCATACGACCAATGCGAGCTGCTGCCTTACACGCTACGTTCGATTTACCGCCACCCGTCGCAATCTGGGCAATCATCATCCCTTCGCGCACCAGTGTTTCCACTGTCTGATCCTGATACGCGTAGTCCGGGTTATACGGGAATGGATTAACCACCGGATTCGGCTTACCCAGCGCGGGAGCTTTTTCCTTGCGAACATGCACGCATTTGATGCCAGCTTTCAGAAGATTGGTCGCAACTGGCTTCGCAAACCCAGCCGGGAACGCGTTTTTACTCCAGTTGAACATCGTGCTGGTCCCTTTCCAGTCACCAGCCTCCACTTCATAGCTCAACATCTCCTGAACAAGCCGTTTCACGTTGTCATCAGCGCCAGAAATCAGCGCATTGACTGCATTTGATACAATCCGAACAGTCATAAACCTCTTTCCTTCGTGCCTTTTGTATGGTAATTGGCTATTATGTTAAGTAAGTACTTACACAATGGATTGTATCAAAAATATGGATGTGAAAATTACGATTCTACAGGTGGAAGTCGCGAACCTGCGTCCGAACCCCTGGAATACCAACTCCGTTGGGGCGCAAAACTTCGAAAAACTGAAAGGTTCCATCGAAAAGTTGGGCTTTTTTAAGCCAATTCTGGCGCGAGAGCTGGACGGCGGCATTTTTGAGATTCTCGGTGGCGAACATCGCTGGCGTGCCGCGATGGAGCAGGGCATTTCAACGGTTCCCGTAATGTCGGTGGGAAAAATTAACGACCTGGTGGCCAAACAGATGTCTCTCGTCGATAACGAGCGCTACGGCGAAGACGATCAGATCGCTTTGCAACGCTTAATCGAAGAAATTCAGTCTGAAATTGACTACCGGTTGTCTGATATCGCCCCGTATGACGACGAAATGGCGGCAACGCTCGCCAAAGCATCCGTTATCGATCTTGAAGCGCTGGAAGCGCTCTCCCGCGGCGATGACGAGCCGGTCGGTGAGGACAAACGCGAGAAAATCGAGCGAGTCGGTGCTGAACACCAGACGATGCGCTTCAAGGTGACGTTCGATGCGTCAGATCGCGTCGCCGATACCATCAAAACCATCATCAAAGAGCAGGGAATCAATACCGGTAACGAAATGGAGAACGCCGGGGAAGCCTTGGTGTGGCTGGTCGACTACTACAAGGAGCGTATGTAATGACCAAGAACTTTGAAATCGTATATCGAAACCCGGCAGAACTTATCCCGTATGAGATGAACGCCAAAAAACATGACGAACAGCAGATCCACGACCTGGCGGCTGCCATCAAAAAGCGCGGTTTTGACCAGCCGATCACGGTCGACAAGCACGACGTCATCATTACTGGTCACGGTCGTCGCGAGGCGGCACTTCTGGCTGGTCTGGAGCGTGTGCCTGTCATCGTTCGCGACGATCTGAGCGAAGAAGAAGTGAAGGCGAAGCGTCTTGAAGACAACCGCCTGGCCAGTATTGACTACGACGCCATCAAATTGCAGCAGGAACTGGAGTCCCTGGTGCTGGGTGACGTTGAGGTCTTTGGTTTTGAAGAGCGAGAGCTGAACGTGCTTGTTGGCAGCATGACCGAAGAGATGGAAACAGGCTCTCTGGTGCTCGATCTGGGTGAAGAGACGGAACGCCAGAAAGAAGAGCACACCGAGATCAGTCGCGAAGTGGCCTCTGAAGAAGTCCGAGTCATCGACGTATTGGGCTTTAAAACGCTCCCTGCTGGCTCTGCCATTGTGGTTGGGGATTTGCTTGCCCACATGGAAGAAATTACGGGAGAAAGCGGGGTAGACGCTTTCGTGGCGTATGCGGAGAAAGTTTCCTCTGGGGAGCTGGCTGCATGAGCAAATACACCATCAACGTATCGTTTCAGACCCGCGTGAACAAAACCACGCGCACGCTGGAGATTGCCGAATCGTTCGGTCTTGGCCTGGACGAAAAAGAGTGGACGCTTTACGACAATCTGGAGCTGGAAGTGAAGCAGGGCGATGTGGTGTACATCACCGGCCAATCCGGTTCCGGTAAATCCGTTGTGCTGCGCGAGCTGCAACGCCAGATGAAGGATGAAGGGCTTTCTGTAGCCTCCATCGATGACTTTGCCTTCGACAATGAGGTTAACGTCATTGACCAGCTGGGCAAAACCACCAGCGAAGCGCTGGGGCTGCTGTCTATGGCCGGATTGAATGACGCCTATCTCTTTGTGCGTAAGCCATCCGAGATGTCTGACGGCCAGAAATACCGTCTCAAGATCGCCAAGCTGATCGAGTCCGGCGCGAAAGTCTGGGCTGCCGACGAATTTGGCGCTGTTCTCGACCGTGTAACCGCCCAGGTTGTGGCGTCGAACCTCCAGCGTGCCGCCCGTAAGGTTGGTGCGACGGTAATGGTGGCGACGACCCACGAAGACCTGAAGAACGCGCTGCGCCCGGATATGCAGATCACCAAGCACTACAAAGAACGCGTGAAGGTGGAATATGCCTGATTTGAAGATCGTAGAGCTGAAGCCATCGAAAGAGGCTGACAACAACAACGTTGAAGTCATCCGCCTGCTGGAAGAAGCACTCCAGTACGCCAGAGAAGGCAAAAGCCAGAGCCTGGCACTGCTGATGATCAACAACGACGGCAGTGTGCTGGATTGCTGGCATAACGGTGGGCGTCCATACGTCATGGTTGGGGCGATGGAATCGCTTCGCCTGGACTTCATCAATGCCAATATCGAGCGTAGGTGATCGACATGACAGGCATCATCATCAAACGCTACCGCCCGGAAGAGTTCCCGCGTCATCTGGACTTTCTGGAGCGTATGACCGTTACCAAAGGCACGGTTGAAGACTGGCACGCGCTGAAGTCGCTGCACTACAAGACGGATGGTAAGCCGTTTGCGCCAACGTATTATCGCTGCGAACTGGACGACCGGCTGGTGGGCGTCGTGGTTATGGCTTACCCGAAACTGCTGCTGGCGCCTCGCCATCGCATGTTTCCTAAGCTGAAGCCAACCACCAATACCACCGTGGCCAACCAGTATTGGGGGCGGTACGTGAACAACAACTTTGCGGTGATCAGCCGTTCCGTTGTGGACACTCAGTACCGCGGTGTCGGCGTCTCCTATCGAATGATTAACCTGGTTAGCAGGATGCACGACCGGCCAATCATCGAGATCCAGTCGTCGATGAGCAAATACAACCCGTTCGCCATGAAAGCAGGGTTCCAGTTCATCCGTCCGGAGCGTCCGAAGAGCTATGAGAGTGCGTTGCGCGTCTTCCAGCGTCATTTCCGTTCCGACCCTGGCGACAACGAAGCGATCGTCAAAGAGCTGTTTGCCATGAGTGAGTCTCGCCGTCGTCGTGCGCTGCGTGATCTGGTCGCTGACTACCACAAGAACAGTTCCCTGGCCAAAGCCGGGCGTAATCGTGGCACGACGATTCAGGACATTGCCGACAGCCTGGTGGACGAGGCCAGCATCGTGAAGCTGCTCAAGGACATTCACAACCTGAGCTTCACGTCTCCGCTGTATGGCGTGTACCGAAACCCGGACTTTGGTCGTCAGCTGCCGGACACGCTGCCACTGCTGGCATTCGACAAACAGCCTTTGAATAAACCTCTTGAAATTGCATTACCGGCATAAGGATTTGCCATGACGTTGACCGACAAACAAAAAGACATCATCAAAACCATCAATTTAGGCCATGAGCGTGGGCATCTGCTCGATCTGGACGAGCTGCTTGAAGTGCTGCCGTACAAAACGACCAAACAGAGTATGCAGTTCTCTATCCGCGCACTGGTGAAAAAGGGGCTGGTGGAGAAAGGAATGTGCCGCCAGCGCGGTGATTCCGGCTACCACCGTCGCACGCTGGGACTGACCACTTTAGGTCGTGCCAGAGCCAAATTACTGGTGATGTAAGTCGGTCTGGGAGCCAGTTTGAGAGCCTGCTTCCGTATATATAAATACTAAGTGACTTATTAAATATATACGGAAGCAGGCTCTGAATACTCCCCAGCCCGGTTTTAAACACCCAGAAAACAAATTGGTTAGGCACTGAATTAAACAAGTTGTTTAGGAGCGCAAGGATGCGCTCTGAGTGTTTTAGAGGGATCTATGACTATAGAAAAAGACGAGAGCAAAACTCGCCTGACACCAGCTGAGTGGGCAGAAGCCGAAGCGAAGTGGACTTCCGGCGAATACACACTCTCCAAGCTGGAGGAAGAGTACGGCATTCGTCGTGAAACGCTCTCCAGACATTTCAAAAAGCGTGGATTAGAGAAAGGCGCGGACTCCGTTGGGAAGATGGTGCGCGAGTCGCTCAAATCCGACGCAGAGCTGCGTGCGAAGGCGCGTGCAGAGAAAATCGAAGAGCGCCGGACTCGTTACGACGATTGGGCGTTCGCACTCGGTCGTATGGTGATGCATGAGGTGGCCATAGCCAAGAAGGACGGCAGGCCACTGGCAGCCATCGAAGATGACCTGAAGAGTCTCCAGCGTGCCAGCGGCACACTCGCTAAGTGCTTCGAAATATCGTCGAAAGCGCTCGGTATGGATCGCGTGGAGAACGAGGACGACGAAATCCCGAACCTGGTATTTGGCGAACTTACGCCTTCCCAGGTGGCGCAGCTGCGTAAGGAAGATGATGAGCCGGATCTGATTGATGACGATCTGCTTGAGTCACTCGAAGAGGAAGCACTGAGCGAAGCTGAGGGCGATTCTGAAGCGTCTGGTGATGAAAGTGATGGGAGCGTCTGACTATGACCATCCCGTCGTCTCTGAGTCTCGTACAGCTGCATTCTGGGCAGATGCAAGTCTTCCAGTCGCCACATCGTTTCAAAGTGGTGTGTGCGGGTCGACGCTGGGGTAAATCCCGGTTGTCGATCTCCACCATCATCCGCGCGGCAGCCAAAGAGAAGAAGCAACGTGTCTGGTATGTCGCACCGACTTACCAGATGGCTCGCCAGATCTTGTGGGATGACCTGCAGGAAGTTCTGCCGCGCAAATGGGTTCGTAAGAAAAACGACACCACGATGACCATCGTGCTGAAGAACGGCTCTGAAATCGCGCTGAAAGGTGCGGATAAGCCCGATACGCTTCGTGGTGTGGCACTGCACTTTGTGGTGCTCGATGAATTTCAGGATATGAAGCCTGACACCTGGTACAAGGTACTGCGTCCGACACTGTCCTCCACCCGTGGCGGTGCGCTGATCATCGGTACGCCAAAAGGCTTCTCCGAGTTCCACAAGCTGTGGACTATCGGTCAGAACAAAGATTTGCAACGCAAGGGGCAGTGGAAGAGCTGGCAGTTCGTTACGGCCGATTCTCCGTTCGTACCGAGCGCGGAAATCGAAGCAGCGAAGAACGATATGGACCCTAAATCGTTCGCACAGGAATACCTGGCCAGCTTCGAAAACATGTCCGGACGCGTTTACTACCCGTTCGACCGCAATGTGCATGTGAAGCCACTCCAGTTCAATCCGAAACTGCCGATCTGGGTTGGTCAGGACTTCAACATCGACCCTATGTCATCGGTCATCCTGCAACCGCAGCCAAATGGTGAACTGTGGGCTGTGGACGAATTGGTGTTGTTCTCTTCTAACACGGCTGAAGTGTGTGACGAGCTGGAGCGTCGATACTGGCGCTGGAAATCTCAGGTCACTATCTTTCCTGACCCGGCAGGTGCGTATCGCCAGCACGCACGCGGCGAATCTGACGTCGACATCTTCAAAGAGAAAGGTTTCCTTCGAGTCGATTATCCGAAGAAGCACCCGCCGATCGCAGACCGTGTTAACGCAGTGAACCGCATGTTGATGAGTGCCTCGGGCGAAACCCGGTTGTACATCGATCCGAAGTGCAAACACCTCATCGACTCGCTGGAGAAGGTGATCTACAAGCCAGGCTCACGCGATATGGATAAGACTGGCGGCATCGAACACAGTGCGGATGCGTTGGGTTATCCAGCGTGCATCGTCGCTGGGGACTGCGTGGGCGCCTTGGGCATCTGGAAGTAGGGGCAAACATATGGGTCTGAAGTACGACGCGCATCAGTTTAAGCGTGCTGGCGACAGGCTCAATAACAGCCAGAAAGCCTTTAAGCGTTATCTCATTCGTGACATGGAGAAGCTGGCGCGTCTGGTTGAGCGTCTGGCGCGGGCAATGGCTCCGCTGGAGACTGGCTCACTCGAAAGCGCGATTTTCGCGAGAGTTGTCAAAGAGGGCTATACGGGGCTGCGTATTGAGTTATCGGTGTCTGGGGCTAAACCGCGCGAAGGGAACCCTGGTGTTGAGGTTGGTGATTATGCGGAGTACATGGAGTTGGGCAAGTATCGTCTCGGCTATCTCTCCCGCATGAAGAGCGTCACCAACCCGCCAGTTGCTGGTGTGAAGCCACGCGTTGGGCCTTTGTTCCTTGAAAGAGCGGCACAGGTCAGTGAGAAACAGTTCGCTCAGACGATAGCTGAAGCAGCAAGGAAAGCAGGTTTTACGAGAAGTTGATGTGTTTATTGAAGCATTTGCGAGCCTGATGCAGAAGGCGAAGATCGGCACACTCGGCACTGACATTTTCTGTCACTACATGCCAGCCAATGTGAAGTCCGGCGTCCTGTTGGTTACTCCCAATACGGGGATCGCCATTGACCATGAGTTAAAAGGCTTTTATCACGACTCTTTTACCGTCATCGTGCGTAATGCGACGATCACAAAGGCGGTGGCGAAAGCCAATAAGATCATGGACATGTTTCCCGTCGAGGAAACCGTGTCAGATGGCGTTTACTTCCGGTTGGTACGACCAATGTCGATGCCGATAACTTATCCAAAAAACGAAGGCTCGTTGATTGAAGCGGGCATCCCGATTGAATTTGCGGGCTATTTGTTGAATTAACAAAATAAGTAAGTATATACTTACTATTGGCGCCATGAAGGTGCTGATTTAACGGAAAAAGGAGTTTTCCAACAATGTCCAATACCCATGTAAAAAACATCAAACTTGGCGCCTGCAAAGTGTCGTTTGGTGGTGTTGATCTGGGTTACACCAAAGGCGGTGTTCAGGTTGAGGTTGCGACCGAAACTCTGAAAGTTACCGTAGACCAGCTAGGGCAAACCACCATCTCCGAGCTGGTACAGGGCCGTAACATCACTATCACTGCGCCGCTGGCCGAGTCTGTGTTGCAGAATATGGTCGATCTGATGCCGGGTTCTACCCTGAGTGAAGAAGATAACTCTGTGACCATCACTTCCGCACAGGGCGTCAATCTGATCGACGTAGCTAAAGAGCTGGTTCTGACCCCGCAGGATACCACCGACTACGTTCTGACCATCCCGAAAGCTGCGACCGCAGGTAACTTCACTATGACCTACCAGTCTGATGATGTTCGCGTGTTCTCGGTTCAGTTCACCGCTTACCCGGATGACGACGGTATTCTGGGGAAAATGAGCGGCCCAAAGCCGGTTAAATCCGTCTCTATCTCTCCGGATTCTCCGGAAGTTAAAGCCGGTGAGAGCGTGCAGCTGGCAGCCCAGATCACACCTGCAGATGCCGGCGACAAAACCGGTGTGTGGGAGTCCGACAATCAGGAGAAGGCTACCGTTGATCAGACTGGTCTGGTTCGCGGAGTAGCTGAAGGTTCGGCAAATATCTCCTTCACCAGCAATAGCGGCGGCAAGAAAGCGACCAAAGCTGTAACGGTTAATTCTGCCGAATAATCGTGACGTGACTAAGCAGAGGCTCAGGAAGAGCCTCTCTTTTAAAAGGATTTTAACCAATGACCAAATTACTCGATCTCGACTCCATTCTACCTCCGAAGAAAAGTATCAAGTTCGGCGGTCAGGAATACCCCATCGTTGAAATGACAGTTGGTCTGTTCGTCTCCATCAAGCAGATGGAAGGCAAAGATCTTCAGAACATGTCTCCTGTAGAGCAGGTTACTGCTTACGCCGACCTGGTTCGCAAGGTCATCCCATCCGTGCCGGACGCTGTACTGGAAAAACTGACTGTTCCGCAGCTTCAGCAAATCTTCACCTTCGCTATGGAAGTGATTGATGAAGAGAACGAAAAAGCGGCTGGTGAAGGGGCAAAGTAATTTCCCGCGATGAATCCGGGGTAAAGACCGTATCGATAGATCTCGGATTCTATTTCAGTCGTGTAGTTGCTCACTACGCCGTGTCGCCATTAGAGCTGCTGGGCGTCCCTCTAACGATGTTCTGGATGCTCAGTCGCAACATCGACCGTCTACGTGCGGAAGAGGATGTCCGCAACCTGCAAGTCGCTCGCGCTGCCCAGGCAGATGGCGAGGGCGTGAAGGCGTTCATGGAGGGTTTGCAACTCAGGATTGGAAGACCAGTCGTAACCGATAAAGTCTACGATCCGCGCAAGGATAAGGCAGACCCTGACGCCAAAGAGCAACTGATGCAAATTTTTGGCAGAGGATGACAAGGGAATGTCACAAAACGTAGAGTTTGTCCTGTCGCTGGAAGACAAGCAGTTTACAGCGTCAATCGACCGGGCGGGTAAGCTACTTACCAGATTCGGGGAGCAGGCCACAAAACCAGCTCAGAAAATTAACAATCTGGAACGCTCGTTGGGTTCGGTCTCCCGCATCATCGGCGTTCTGGAGTCCAAGCTCGATGCCACGGCAGACAAACTACAGGATGTAGCTGCCGGCTTCGAACTTGTGTCTGATGTTTCGCGCAAGACGCGAGGCAACATTACCAGCCTCAATTCAGGTCTCAAAACCCTGATTGAGCGCGTCGACACAACCACCTCTTCCGTTAATAAGCTCACCACATCGTTGCGCAAGGTTCAGTCTGAACTCAATGAGTTTTCCGATTGGGCAACGTTCGCTGGTAAGAGCGCCAGCCGCTTCGGTACGGAGGTAAAAGAAGCCTCTACATCTGTGAGTGGTATGAATACGCGCCTTAACACCACGACGAAGCGTCTCAGTAATTGGGGCGTCACAACGAACCAGGCTGCCGAGGGGCTGAAGAAAGTCCGCGATCAGATGGATGCGGTGATTGGCCGCCAGCAGCTGATCAGCAAGCCGGTGCGTGTGCGCACCAGCGGCTACGGTGAGGGCGGTGGTAATGGCGGTGGCGGTCGACACAGCGGTTCCTATGGCCACGGCGGGCGCGGTGCTGAAAATGGCGTGTTCTCTGGTCTGCGCGGCAATATTTTCCTGCTGGGCGAGATTGGTGATGCGGCAAGAACGGTAACTGACATCCTGTTCGGCTGGCAGAAGCCAATCGTCGAAGCTGCCTCCAAAATGGAGCGTATGCGCGTCATGTTGCGCGGGCTGAACAAGGACAAGGCCAACCCTGGCAAAGCAGCCGCAGAGGATATGCAGTACATCGTGGATATGGCGCAAAACGCCCCGTTTGCGATGCAGGCGCTGACCGATTCCTTCGTTAAATTCCGCTCGGCAGGTCTCGATCCTACTGACGGTTCGCTGAAAGCATTGGTGGACTCTGTTGCACGCTTCGGCGGCGATAGTGAACTGCTAAAACGCGCAGCAGTGGCCGTCCAGCAGATGTCCGGTAAGGGCGTCGTTTCGATGGAAGAACTGCGTCAGCAATTAGGTGAAGCCGTTCCTAACGCGATGAAAGCGATGGCAGACGCTGCCGGCATTACTATGGGGGAACTGACCAAAGCAGTCTCCAGCGGTACTGTGGAAGCGAAACAGGCGTTATCGCTGATGTTCGTTGGTCTGCGTGCAGAGAACGAAAACGCCGCCAAAGACATGATGCAAACCTACACCGGTGCGCTGGCGCAACTACAAACCTCCTTTACGTTGTTCGCCGATCGTGTCGGTCAGACGGGCTATCTGGATTCTCTCTCTAAGGGAATGAAAGAACTAGCCTCCATCATGAATAGCGCAGAAGGGATTTCGTTTGCTAATTCTTTAGGTTCGGGGTTAACGACGGCAATCGATGGGTTGCGTCAGCTTGCTCAATGGTTAGCAAAGAACCAAGAGCTGGTAATTAATCTTGGTAAGGTCGTGGCCGCGATGGTTGCGTTCAAACTGATGCGAGCAGGGATCATGGGGGTAGTTGGCGCTGGGAGCCAGATGGTTAGCACCTTTGCCACGATGGCGACCGCCATACAGACTCCATTTAACCTCGGCGCTACAGCAGTAACTCGATTCAATCGTGCGGCACGTATGGGGCTGGCTCCGATCCCCTCTCTTATTTTCGCCATCCGTGGGGCGATTACGGGGCTTAAAGGCGCTTTTGCTGGATTAACGGCGTTCATTGCAGCAAATCCAATTGGCGCTGCGTTTACCGTGGCAACCGTGGCCGGGTTGATCACGTATATGACCATGCTTCGCAGCGAAACGTCAAAAGTCGTTGACGAGATTAGGAAAATACCAGAGGCGATGACGGCGGCCAAACGTGCACAAATGGCGGAGTATAAAGCGCGTCTTGAGCAACAAATCACGCAAAAGGAACAAGAGTTAAAATCTGGCGAAAAGGTGGTTTATGGGCCGGGTATGGCCGGAACTACAGTAAAGATTAATCAGGATGAACGTAAACGTATAGAAAATGAGCTAAATGACCTTCGTGAGAAACGCGATAAAACTACTGGGGCAATTGAACGCGGAGACACTGCTGTAGCCAAACGTCTTGCAAAAGATGCGGCAGAATCACAGATAGAGAAAATACGGGAAGAGAATAGAGACTTTGCGGCAACATTCGCTAAAGCTCGTCAAGAGGCTCTGGAGAAGATCCAAAAAATCAATGATGACGATTCACTTTCTGATGACGAAAAGAACAAACTATTGGCACCGTTACGTGAAACGGTAAACAAAAGCTATCTGGAGCCTGCGCAAAAACTGGTTGATTCACTTTCTTCTCGTAAGAATGCGACCGAGAAGCAAATCGCGACTCTTAATGATCAGCTTGAAAAAGCCAAAAAAGATGGCAATACCGAGCAGATCCAGAAACTGCAAGGCAGTATTCGTGGTTATCAGGAGCATTTGGAAGCCGTTGCTCAGGAGCTGACTCAGGCAGAGTTCGAGAGAGATAATGCGGCCAAAACTGGTAAGGGCGTAATGTCAAACCAGGGGACTGTTCTTGGGTTAGGTACAACTGATAAAGCTGCTCAGAAGGCGCTGGCGCAATATATGCGAAACCAGATGGATTCTGCGACTTATCAGCGTACTTTGCCTGACGGCACTCCGATGATGGACTTCGAAGGTAAGCCGATTATTGGGCCTAAACAACTCAAGACGCAGCTTAATTTGCAGAAAGCATCCAGTGCCAGCTCTCTGGAGAAAATGAGCGATGCGGAACGCGCCGCAGCCATTGCAGCGCTGACCAAAGCGCGCGAACAGGATGCCGCAGCAGCGGAAAAAGCCGGGCGACGTACAGCCAATGCTTCTCAGCGTGCGGCCAAGAAAGAACAGGCAGCGCAACAGAAACTGGCGGCCGGATATCCAACAGCGTATGGAAATATCATTCACCTGAAAGGGATGACAGCCGTTGGCGAAGGTGAGTTACTCATCGGCTGGAGTGGTACAAGCGGTGCTCATGCTCCGGCATTTATTCGTTCACGACGGGATACGACCGACGCAAACTGGTCGCCGTGGGCGCAGCTTTACACCTCGGCTCATCCTCCTGCAGAGTTTTATCCAGTCGGTGCACCAATCCCGTGGCCATCAGATACCGTTCCGTCTGGCTATGCCCTGATGCAGGGGCAGACTTTTGACAAATCTGCATACCCGAAACTTGCAGTTGCTTATCCGTCAGGCGTGATCCCTGATATGCGTGGCTGGACGATTAAGGGCAAGCCCGCCAGTGGTCGGGCCGTATTATCTCAGGAACAGGACGGCATTAAATCGCACACCCACAGCGCCAGCGCATCCAGTACGGATTTGGGGACGAAAACCACATCGTCGTTTGATTACGGCACTAAATCTGGACAAACTTCTTAACCGGCTCGACACCATCTCCAGTGGGTTCTTTGGCGGCATTGTTTCGAAAATAACGTCGTTCATTATTACCGTACTGCTTTTAGGATTGGCCGCGTATGGCGTAAAAAATGGATTGCAATAACAGGAGATCAAGGATGAAAACTCCGAGAGGCATTCGTAATAACAACCCCGGTAATCTTGATAAAGGAGCGCCGTGGCAGGGCTTAGTCAACAACTCTTCAGAACCGCGCTTCTGCACGTTTAAAGACCCCGTGTGGGGGATTCGGGCATTGGCAGTGACACTCATTACTTACCACGACAAGCGCCGCGCAAAAGATGGCTCCAGCATTGATACGATCCGCGAAGTCATCGAACGCTGGGCGCCTCCACATGAGAACAACACTTTGGCTTATGTGAACGAGGTATCCAAAGCCGTTGGAGTAGCACCAGATATGATTATCGATCTGCATGACTACGAGACCTTAAGGCCGCTGGTAGAGGCGATCATTAGACATGAAAATGGCCGAGGTCCGCTGAAAACTCCCAATAGCTGGTATACACCAGAACTTATCGAAGAAGGTCTGCGGCGTGCCGGCATTGTCAAACCGGTAAAGGCTGTAAAAGCCGTTCCTGTAACAAAAGAAACCGCAGGTGCTACAGTCACTGCAGGTATTGGCCTTGCACAAATTGCTGACGTTATGCCTCAAGTTTCTGCCGCAATGGATAAAGCGCAAGGCAATATCTCCAGTGGAGATACGGTACGCATCATCTTTGGCGTAGCTACCATTCTTGTGGCAGCATTCATTGCCTGGTCACAGGTGCGCAAACACCAGAACGGGATGGTCTGATATGACCGGCAGCCTATTTTCAAAACTGAAGTTTGCTTTGATGACTCTGGCTGCCGTTCTTTTCGTGCTTGTCGGCGCTTATACGATGGGAGGTCGTGCGGCCCGGCAAGCAATAGAAGAGAAGGCAAGGCAGGAGGACAGGAAAAGGCTTCAAGGCACAGTGGACGTCAAAAATGAGATACTTAATGAAGTGCGGCGGAAAGATGCTTCTGCTGTTCATCGCGAGCTGCATGACAAGTGGCTGCGTGATTAAGACACAGACTTCTGGCGTGCTGTTTTGTGATGCAGCAAACCCTATTTATGTCAGTAACGACGACTTTATGACCGAAGAGACGGAACGCGAGATCCTCTTCCATAACACGATGGGAGAGCGATTGTGCAATTGGCAACCGTCATTGTCGCCAAATAACATTTGAATGTGATTTAGGCGAAAGGCACTCTTTTTTACAGATCGAGTGCCTTCTTCAATTTACAGATCTGAATCGTCGTACCAGTTACGGTCTACATCTGACTTTACAGAGAGGAAAGTGAGGCTATCGTCCACAAGGCTCCACTCATAACTGCGGAAGAGCAGCTCCATTTCGGCTTCAACAGAAAAAGACGTGCCAGAGTAAGCTCTATCTGGATCTTGGTCTCCCTGATACTCGAAAGTAACAGTCACAGACAAAATACCTTTATCTTGATTGTAACTAACTTTCGTAGCCTCAGGGTCTTCCATGGTAAATCCATTAGCGTTCGTTTCTGCAATATCGCCAGAAAGCTGTTCCTCAACTTCGCGCTCAAGGGCGCTAAAAACGCCCTCATGGAAGATTACTTCTTTGAGGGAGGTTTCGCCTAATGCTGCAAAGACGAGACGTGAATCCATAGGGTCGCGTTTGGCAACTTCCGAAAGCTCATGATAGCTGGGGAACTGTGCTTCTTTAGCGACAATTTCCAACGCTTCGGTTCGCTTGATCCCTTTAACGCTGGACAATTCTTTTGCTTTGGATTTAAGAATGCTAAGGCAAGAGTAGTCAGACATGGCGTCATCTCCAAAAGTAAGTTTATGAATGCTACCGATAGCCTGCTAACCGGACGCGTCAAAACTACTTTGGCGAGCCAAGTTTAAATAAAACGTTGTTTAACGATGGGCTATTGCTTTGCGAGACAGGCGCCAGGTGACCATCACCACCTGTCTTCATACTAACCAGGGAGCTTTTTCGAGTCAAATTTACATTCGGCTAATTTGTTAACTACCTATAAGTGCCTGACATTTCACCTTTACACCGCAGCTGTAGGCATTTAGGCTATATCGCATATAAGAAAACAAGTTGTTTCATACGACAATAATTCACGCAAAGGAAACTCACCAATGACCAAGATCATTGTGGTTGGCGGCACAAAAGGCGGCCCAGGCAAATCTACCGTTGCCCAGCAAATTGCGGTATGTCTCAAAGTTAAAAAGAAAAAGAAGGTTCACGTCACCGATATCGATATCCAGCGCACCACGACCAGCTGGTGTGAAGACCGTCGCCAGAACGAAGATCTTGAACTGATCCCGTTCGCTTATGTGCAGGACGACATCGTCAAACATCTTAAATCGCTTCAGGGGCGAACTGATTATGTAGTGGTAGATGCTGGTGGCTTTGACTCCGAAATTCAGCGTCTGGCGATGCTTATGGCTGATGTAATCATCATCCCGCTGCGCCCTAAACGTCGTGATTTGAAATCTCTGCGTGATATCGACCCGATTATCGACAACGTTCGCAATGTGAACGAGAAAGTTAAGATCCGCGCGGTAATAAACCAGTGTCCGTCATTGCCTTCCCAGGTATCACGTATTCTGGCCGCGAAGGAAATTGTCGAAACTTTCGGCATCGAGGCTGCGCCGGTCAATCTGTACAACCGTAACGTTTATGACGATGCAGAAGAGGCTGGACGTTCTATCTTTGAAATGTCAGGCGCTGAACGCGATAAGAAAGCAGAAGCCGAATTTGGAGAGTTAGTAGATTACATCTTGAGTCTGGAGGAAGAATAATGTCCATGAGAATGGGAGACCTTGCAAAGCGCAATGAGCCTAAAGAACCGGCCAAAAGCAGCACTCCACTGCGCCAGCCAGTCAGACCGCAGGGGCGTCCGACTCGTGGCAAAGAGAAGATTAAAAGCCGCACAATGTCGCTGGAAGACGAGTACTTCGAACTGTTGGAGATGATGAAGTTTATCCCTCGTTTTGAGAAGTTCACCCGTTCTGATGTGATTCGTGCAGCCATTTTCCATCTGGCAGAGAAGTCACCGCAGGAAATCGAAGACATCGTGAAACTGAACGAGGCGATCACTGCTGCCGACGTCACGATGCGTACCGACGAAATCAAACGAGAGTTGATGAAGAAAGGTTAAAAATTATGCATTGGCGCAATGTACGCGCCAATGCATAAGTACAGTGTCAGCTTTATGCCGCGCTAACACTATGTTCATTCCTAACCACCCCAACCTTCACAAAAGGGCTGCCGTAGCTTGGTGGCTTCTTGATTAATTTGCCTACATACAGTTTTCTAATATGCTCATCGGCTATTCTGCCAACAAATTCATAACGTTTTGTGTCGGGGCCAAGAGCTATATCCCTTGTAAAGTACTGCTGAGAACCGGCTTTGACCCAGCATTCAATCTGATAAACTTCCATTATCAGGCCCCCATATGTAGCGTAGGCATATTTGAGATTCTCGTCTCTTGGAACCTTTGCCCATACGCCACGCGTAGCTTCATATAATGCCAGAGCGGACATTCCTGACTTGTAGGTGCTGTTTAGCAGGAAGGCAAGACCGGCGTGCTCAGGAGCAATTTCAGTTTCCTCTTGCAGCACTAAGTGATGGTAGGCGTCCAGTGATATTCTGCCCATCATGGAACCACTTCCTCGTACCTTATTCGTAAGCTCTCCGACCCCCATAAGGTCGATGCATGTCGCCTCAACAAGTTTGGCTGTGGTTTCATCCATACCATGACGAAGAATATCTATGCCTAATTTTTTATTAGCCAAAAGTTCTTTGATCCGCATGGATTTGGGAGAGTCATCGGGATACTTGATGTGATCGAGACAACGAGTCGATTTGCCTTTTCCTATGTAAAACGGTCTTTTCATCTTGTCTTCTGTATCATAGAGACAGTAAACATAGTATTTAGCCTTATCCAATGATCTCGCGTATACCGATAAATCGTCCATTATTGCATCTCTTAGCTACTGACTAATGCGTTCTATTTTACACATAAGTTTTTAATCAATTTTACAGGCTCAAAGTGTAGAGCTTCTGGGTGTCTAAGACGACAAGTTATGCCTGTTTCTGTATATAAATAATAAGTAACTTATTAAATATATACGGAAGCAGGTCTTTTAAAAGACACCCACCAGAACAACTCCCTTCCGTTTCCACTTCCCAAAAATATCTCCAGTCGCTATGATTCGTTCACTTAGATAAGTAAGTACATACCTATTAAAGGGAATCATGTGAGCCAGATCTTCTTCAACACTATCGACAATGACCAGTACGATTTCATGACAGAGTGGAACACCGCAGTCATGGATAAGTGGGTAGCGGAGAACATTGGCCTGTCACGTTGCAAGGACGAGGCGGAACTGTTCGAAACCAAATGGTTTGACTATCGCGATATGCACCCGCTCATGGCCACATGCCTTTTCACTGAGGCATACAAGCGCCAGTACTCATACATCATGCTGTCGCATGGTCGTGAACACTATGAGACGGCTCCATTCACAACCGGTCTGAAGCGTGTGCCATATCAGGAGTTGTCGACTGCCAATAAAACGTCTCTATGGAAAGCACGCCAGTTTGCTGACCGCTATTGCTGCTCATACGACTACTTTATCTCCACCGTTCTTTCCGCAGCTGCACGACGGCTGTGGGACAAATTACCGCGCCCCCAGCATCTCTGGCAGCCCGAGTTGATCGAGATATTCGAAGAGAAGTTAGCCAAACGCGCTGTAACCCGTCTGGATGACTCTCTGGTGAGTTTTAAGCATCTTGGAGACATGCAGCGTGACCCGATTCAGGAACGCTATTTTGAGTGGATTCTGGAGCGTCTGCGTGGCATTACCCGAGATAAACGCATCCGTATCATCTTCTCCGCTGTCTGGTTGATGGAAATCGTGCCTGAGCGTGTGATTTACGCGCACTTCCCGGAAGAACTGGAAGAAGCACGGCGATTCTGTTGATCCCCTATCTGGCTTTTTTAGTATTAGAAAACAAATTGTTTAAGCACCAAAGGAAAGCACATGACCGAACTTTGCCACACAGGACGAGGGTTGTCTGAAGAGTTCGACGACGACTTCCAGAATCGACTCGCAGCCTACTTCTGTCGCGACCATGAATTTCTGACTCGCGCCGGTGATCTGGTTGCGCCAAACCAGTTCTCCAATGCGGCCAACGCCATTCTGGTGAACATGGTGTCGGGCTACTACAGAATGTATAAGAGCGCACCATCATCATCAGCCATCCTCGACATGCTCAAACGCGCCAAACGCGATAAGACGATCCGCGAAGAGCTGTTCCCTGACGTTGTTGAGGCGTTTAAGCGCATTCTCGCTGAGAAGCTGTCAGATACGGCGTACATGGTCGACCAGGTCGCGACATTTGCTAAAAGCGTAGCGTTCGACGATGCGCTAATTAAAGCGGCTGAGATGAAAGAGAAGGGCGATTTCCAGGGCGCGATGGCAATCATGGCTAAGGTCCAGCAAATTGGCTCTAACGAAGCGACCGGCATTTACGATTACTTCGCAGAATCAGCGGAGCGTTACAAGGCCCGTGAGTACGAAGCGTCCGACGATTACGTGCCAAACAGCATCACTACCGGCCTCCCGCTGCTCGACAAACTGCTTTACCAGAAAGGCTGGGCAAAGCGTGAAATGGTGCTGTTTATGGGCTTCGCTAAGTCTGGTAAATCGACGGCGATGGGGGAGTTTTCCATCAACGCCACGCTTGCCGGTTACAACGTCCTGTATCTGTCGCTGGAAGTTCACACCTCCATTCTGTCAGATCGCTTTGACGCCCGTCTGTCTGAGACCGAAATGTCCAGGCTGGTGGAACGTCGCGATGACGTCCATCGCAAACTGGCGGAGCTGGGTGCGACGAAAGGCGTGGGAAGTTTGTGGATTGTTGAACGACCGTCCGGAAGCATGTCGCCCGCAGATCTGGATCGTATGTTGGGCAGCATGAAAGCCAACGGCATGGTCCCCGATATGGTTGTGGTCGACTACGCTGACCTGATGCGTGCCAGCTACGACCTCCGCGACGACCGCGCTAACATTCGCAGCATCTACACTGACCTGCGTGCGCTGTACGACAAACACAACGTTGCCGGCATCACGGCATCGCAGACTAACAGAGAAGGTGGCGCTTCTGAGGTGGCTACAATGATGCACGCAGCGGACAACATCGAGAAGGTGCGTATCGCTGACCTCGTTATCACTATCAACAAAACGGAAGAAGAAGAAGCGAAAGGCGAAGCGCGTCTTTACTTCGCTGGTTCACGTAACCAGAAAGGCGGCGTAAGCATCCGCGTTAAGCAGAACCTCGAACAAATGCGATTCATCGAACGCATTATGGACGTCCTCTAAAAAAGAAGGCGTGGGGAAACACTCTCCACGCCTGTCTCCAGAAGAGAACAAATTTCTCTTTTGCCAAAACCACAAAAGAAAAAACACATGAGCCTTTATGGTATTCAAATACCGAGGATTATCAAGATATTACCTGCAAAAAATAGGGGTAAGAACGTGAGCGACTTGAAAGAATTACTGACCGAGCTGGATTTTGAGCAATGGCTCGATATGGAAGGGATCATCTACCGTCGTGGTGGAGTCAGTACTCGCGGACGAGAGGTCAACATTAAAGAGTGTCCGGTATGCGGCAGCTCAAACTGGAAGGTTTATTTCAACCTGACCAGTGGTGTCGGCAAATGCTTTGCAGGTGATCATCCCGAAGAGATTCAGTTCAACAAGCTGGTCTTCCTAAAGCATTACAGCGGCAAATCTCGTCGCGATTTTGAAGAGTACGTCCAGAACGCGCTGATCTCACAAGGATGGGCACCGAAGAAGGAAGAGATCGTACTGGCCAGCAAGGTTGAACTAGAAGGACCGGTAGCTCTCCCGCGCCATTACGAACTCCCCATTGACGGTCGTCTTCCTGATTATCTGGTGGAGCGCCAGATTTCCCCGGAGCTGGCCAAATACTTTGATCTGCGTTACTGCGTCGAAGGCAAGCACGCATACGTCGATCCGTACACAGACCAGGTCAAAGGACAGGTATTCGATATGCGAATACTGATACCGGTTTACGATCTGGATGGCGTGATGAAGACCTTCCAGGGCCGTGACATTACCGGTGCAGCAGAACGCCGGTATCTGTTCCCCATGCAGCTGCCAGCATCGGGTAAATTTCTATACAACGGCCACAATGCAGTCGGCAAACAGACTGTAGTTGTCTGTGAGGGGGCGTTCGATGTTATGGGGGTTAAACGAGCTATTTTTGATGAAGAAACATTACGCGATTACGTGGAACCGATAGGAACGTTCGGGATGCATCTATCTGGTAACACCACTCAGGATGCAGAAGATCAGTTGGGCGCGTTCCTGACGCTCAAGGCGCGTGGATTACGTAATGTGATTATGATGTGGGATAGTGAAAAGCAAGCTATACGCAACACGATGGCCGCAGCCAGGCGACTGACCAGTATCGGTCTTAATGTCAAAGTAGCGTGTTTGGGCGAGGAAGGACTCGACCCCGGCGATGCGACACCGGGGCAGATTATCAAAGCCTACTATTGCGCAAAACCTTACTCACGACAGCTTGAACTTTTAAGCAAGGTAAAAGGCATAGCAGCATTAGTTTGAACCAGTATTAGTCACATACACATTGACCGAAAATGATTTAACTTCAGTGTTGAAGTTGTCAGTCATTACCGCGAGGTAGGCATTCTTGGTATCTCTGAATTGCTTCAGGATGATTTGAACGTTATCGGTGCAAACAAACGAGGTAGCCAGATTGCCTCCTTTCTCTGAAAAATCCTTCAGGAAGGTGCAGTCAACTTTGCCATCATTAGCGGTGAAGGTAGCATCATCACCCTGCCAGGTAAATGTAGCGTTAACGCCCTTATCAATGGATTTAGCAATAAGTCGCTGGGTGGCGGATTTTGTTTTGGCTTTGGAAGCCGGCGCTCGATATTTGCCGCTTTCTTTCAGTTCAGCAATGTATTTACAGCCGCTTTTATCTCCTTTATCGCAAGCGGCCTGATAAAAATCGGCTGCTTTTTTATAATCCTTTTTAACACCCTCGCCATTCTCATACATAATGCCAAGATTTGTCATGGCATCGACGTTTCCGAGTTCAGCAGCTTTTTTATACCACTTAATTGCTTCGGCATCGTTTCGTTTAACACCTAAACCATCATCGTATAAGGTGCCTAATGCGAACATACCATCTGAACTACCTTGATCCGCCGCTTTTTTGTAATAAGCAAAAGCCTTTTTATAATTCTTTTTAACGCCTTCACCATATTGGTAATACGCCCCAAGAACTGAAGTTGCTTTAACATACCCGGCATCAGAGGCTAGTTTGAAGTATTTAATGGCGAGTGCATGATCTACTTTACCAAGCATCCCCTTTTGATAAATAGCACCAAGATTGTTGTAGGCTCTACCTTCACGAGCATCCCCCGCAAGTTTGTAGTACTCAACAGCTTTATTTAGGTCTTTATCTACACCCTCGCCAAATGTGTACATAACTCCAAGTGCATAATATGCTACTTTATCCTGATGAATCCCCTAATGATTTTGGTAAAAATCATTAAGTTAAGGTGGATACACATCTTGTCATATGATCAAATGGT